GTTGCAACTCGAAGAAGTGATGTCCAACAACACGGATGTGGTAAATGAGTTGTCGGCGGCTGAATTCGCAGAGTTGTTTACTAAACGTGCCGCCGAAGAAGATGAAGTTGAAAGCGAAGAGGAAGATGAGAATGAAGATTGATTGAAAAAAAATCCCAAAAAACCTTGTTTCACATTTCGAAATCATTTAACTTTGTAGCATAAAATTTCAAAGTCATGAGACACACTGATATTGATCAACTCAAACCACAACCCGGCCAGTCGCCCAAAGTCAATTCGTACGAGGTAGTTAACTACCTCACAAAAGAAGGCTGGAACGTCACTCGCGCCGATACTTACAATACCAAATCCGATAATCGTCCTTACGGCCGGCACTATGTTCAACTTGAACGCAGCGGCTGGCAACTTTGGTTGTCCAATTCATATGATGGATCTGGCGGCTTTAAAGCCCAATTGGCTTTGGATGGCATTGTTCTTCGCGAAGTGGCCATTGAAACTCTCAATAATACCATCGCCGAATCTCAAGACGACGTTTTTCCGGTCTGCGCGCAGGACCTGACGGTCGAACAAATTTGCTCGTTTCGCGAAACCGTCGCACGCCGCCACTATTCGCTTCCGGCGGCCGATGTAACATTCAACTTCGAATTCGATCCTACAAATTTGTGGGACGCGATGGTACAAATGTTCAACCGACTCTTGCTCGGCGCCAAGATCAACGGAAAGAAAAGTAAAACCGTTGACAATCCCCGAACAATCATTGAAATTGGCCAATTAATTTGGACCATTGCACAGGAATATGTAACTGATCCGGTTACAGAAACTCCCACAGAGTCGGTGGTGATTCCAGAGCGCCCCAACAAGTTCCTCTACATTGGGGAAGGCCGTACAAAACGCCCCAATCCGGAATATGCAAAGTGGATGGAATTGTACTCGGATCTGGTAGAAGCCTAATAGGAATACAACGATGAACAACCAGGTAATGATCCCCTTGTGGTGGTGAGTTGCCTGGTATTTTAATATCCTTTCAATCCTTTATATATGAACGAATACAATTTGAAAGATCCGGACTGGGAACGATTTAAATTCATGGCCATTGGATTGATCCTGGCCGCGATATTAATCTTCACAATGTGCTAGAAATAGGGGGGTGTTTATAGGGGTTAAAAGGGCCCTATACCCCCCCTAATTTAGGGTAAAATACGCGGAAATAGATGTGTTTGGAGGTCGTGTAATACCCTTTTTCAACTCGCGTACCATTTTTTACATTGGGAGAAAAATTATTTTTATGTGGAAAGATTCAATTAAACACAAGCCCAATATCGGAGACTGTGTTTTGGTTAAAACGTTTTCAGGACAATTGTTTTATGCTATATATACTGATGATGATGAATTTGATGTTCACCGACCGGACGACAAAATTGAAAGCCGTTTGGCTTGGTATAAACATTCGGGCCGTGTAATTGTTAAATGGAAATATCTCAATTAATTTCAATTATGATACCAGAAGAATTGAAAAGTTGGTATGCATACTACGATGTGCGACCCATCGGATTATTCATTCGATGTCGCCCCATAATATGGGTGGGCAATTTCAAACCAAACTTGGTATTCGAATGGGTAGTTGCTATTTCCGAAAAATAAATTTGGAAACAATCAAAAACGTTTTTAACTTTGTGTCATGAAAGTACAAACTTTTCACCACAAATTTTTTGTCATATGAGAGACACTCAAAATGAATCATTCGGTCCACTTGATTTTTGGGAAATGGATCGGGGCCATGGCCCAAAAAATCCCAAAGGTACTCCAGCGTGGGTATATGTAGCAAGCGCGGCCGCCGCGCTCGCAGTTTACTTCATTTCAAAATTCATAGGGAATGCAATCCCTAACTGAATTTGTTGCAGGTTGGTGGGCTCAATACGGGCTCGCCAACCCTGCTTCGATCGACATGTACTTCAAAAGAAGGCACATGTTCAGATATTACATACCTACTACCGTGCATGACATTCGGATTAAAATGGCCGAGCACTTTGGCTTTGACTCGGTGTCAGAGTTAAACGCTGCATTGGATGTTGAGTTTGAAAAACTCGGCAGTAAACAAATAGACTTTATTCCTAACCCGTTCGACAGAGAATGAAATACAAGTTTAAAAAAAAATTGGAGAACCATTCTCCAATGAACGAACATTTCAATGACGAAGTTCCGATTGGTACAGAATTTGAAATCGTCAAAGGCTCAATATTGAGTCGCCTTTTCAGAGGCATGTATGTTTCTGACGAGATTGTTGAAAATAACTTTGAACGAATGGATAGTATCCATTCAAATAAAAATGAAAAAAACATGAAAAATATATTTGCGTTTCTGTTCGTCATAGCAGCATGCTGCGCTATATACTACTCACCTGACGGAAGCCGACGTCATCGAGCATATGATAAATGCGTAGATCAATGGATTGAGGCAGGAGTCAGCCTAGATACAGCGACGTGCCGATGTGCACAAGTTATTCGAGAAAAATGTCCAAAATAATTTGGAAGTTATTCTCAAACTCTTTAGCTTTGTGGCATTGTTAACTTAAAATACAAAATTATGAAGTTCATTTTGTTTTTGCTGTTTGTGTGCGGAGTATATTACTTCGCTTTCGGGCCCGAATCAACCAAAACGACGCTGGTTTCAACACCAGAAATTCGTACGGCCGCAAAGCAAACAACTAACATCTCCTTTGGGATGATGGCCACGTTTGTGATAGTGGTTGTATTCGGCGCCGGATTGTACGCTCGAACCGTTTATCAAGCAAAAACCCGTGTGAAGGCCGAAAACGAGTTGTACCGGATGATCAAAGACTCACCAGACCAGGTGACAGGTCATGATTCGGGTGTTGACGAGGCCGGATCGTATCGGTCAGTCACAACCAGGGATCCGTACGGTACGGACAAATACTGGACAGTCGTGGACACTGATCCGGACAAGTAACTAAACTTTTGGGGGCATGTGCCCCCCAAAACTGTATATATGAAACCTTCAGGAACACAAAACAAAGTCGTTTCCAGGATACCGTATTGTTTGGTATATTTGGGAGATGTACTATATTTCTCCCCAGAACACCAATATACAGTAACTGGTTTCGATGACAAAACAGCAAGACCGTTATCCGGACACGTTGATTTATTTCAACTTGAAAAGGATCTTGGTATTTGCCCAGTCGTGATGGAAAAATGATAGTTATAATCGTCTCATTTTGTTTAGCCATAATAGCATTTGGTATCATGATGTTCAAATTAAACGACGCAACTCGTCGTCTACCAACAGATATTAGCAACATCGTCAAAGACCAAAATACCAGACTAAAAAAAATGAACGAGGATTTTCGAGAATTCTTGGACGAAAATCGAAAAAATCTTCCATGACACAAGAGCAAATCGACGCCATCAATCAAAAATGCCCGTATGGTCAGGGAATTTTCTTCCAACCAAACGGAGTGCCAACTCATATCAAAGAAAACATGGTGGGTCATGTTGGGAATCCCCAACAAAATCCAAGATATCAAAAAATATCGACGATCTGGATCGACTTTTGATGGGACTCAATTATATTTGACTTGCAAGGACGGCTCGATGCAAGAATTGCAATCATACACCCATTCATTCGACGTCGAAGTTGAAGAAATTGAAAAGATATGGAAGTTACAATCATAGGCGACGCACATGGTAAGATTGGTAGATACAAAGAAATCGTAGATAACTGCGGTTTTAGTATATGTGTCGGTGACTTTGGATTCAAAAAGGAATGGGATTGGTATCTGAACACAATAGATCTCACTCACCATTTCATCAATTCGGGCAATCATGACTATGGTCCTTATATGTCAGACAAAACCAAGTCACTCGGTAATTTTTCATATTTTGAAAAACTTGGAATTTTCACCGTCAGAGGCGCGTTTTCAATCGACAAAATTCATCGAACTGAAGGGCTGGATTGGTTTTCAAATGAAGAATTGACCTACAATGAGGGATTGCAATGTTTTGATGAATATGTCAAACTCAAACCCAATATTGTAGTGTCCCACGATTGTCCGCATTCCGTGCGGAAGGAATTGTTTGGCATTAATGAAAAGTCAAATACTTCAAATTTACTCCAAGCAATGTTCGAACAACACCAACCCGAATTATGGGTATTTGGTCACCATCACATGCATCAATATCAAGTCATCAACAAAACTCAATTCATTTGTCTTGAGGAACTCAATACCATAAAAATATGATCAGATTCATCGGACTTCTATTCATCGGCGGATATCTGCTATGGATTTCTCACTTATAAGTGATATATTACAATTGGTATCCGTTTAGATATCCAATTAAAGAGGGAGACTACTTCGAACTCGTACACATCCGCAAACAAGGCACTCCAATTGAGTCCCGAAATACATATAAAGTTCGAATTGATAGTGTGTATGAGGGATATGTGATCAAAGCCGTACGGCTTTGATTGAAAAATATAAAATAATCTACCCCCAACCGAACACAATTGAATTCGTCGTGCCGGCTGAAAGTTTTTCGAAAAATCTTGGCTTCAGAGTAACAGATAAGCAATGTCACAAAAAACCGCAAGCATAATGAAAAACCACATCTATTGCGTCCCCAGATTCAAGTTCCAGGAACAAATGAAAACTATCTCTGAACAACAATTCAGGGTAGGTGCATTTATTTCTATCCATGATCCCGAATTTGGAAGAATCATAGACGATGCTCCAAATATCCTGAATCTTTGGTTCCATGACGCCGATCCTGGAAAAGAAAGTGAGATTTTCGAATTTGCTCAGAGTTGGGTAAATGAGAATGAGATAGTTTATTTTGACGAAGATATGGCTCGGAAGATTTTTGAGTTTGTTCAGAAAAACAAAGATGCTAAATTTTTCCTAATCCACTGCACCGCCGGAAAATGTCGTTCAGGCGCCGTTGGAGAGGTGTTGAGTGAATATTTTGGAATTGATTATTTTGATTTTAAAAGAGATAACCCACAAGTATCTCCAAATACATTTGTCAAGAAAATTTTAAAAAATATATTTTATACATGAGCACAGGAAGATATCGGTATTCATACAGGGTGACTCATCATTTTAATGTGGAACCGCCCAAACCCGAAAAACAACCAGATCATTCAAATAAGGTGGTTGTGGTATTGTTTGTATTTGCATTGGTATTGTTGTATGTTTTGTTAAAGAACAATTGAATTGATTATGGTCAATAATTTCGACGCACTCAAGACATTGCTTAGATTTGATTTGGGGATTCACACCATTCAAATCATTCAACGTTCAAAAGATGGTGCAAATAAATCATCTAAAACTGTCGCCGAATGGAATGTCACTTCCGAAAACCAATTTGATTTTTTGAGCGTCGGCATCATTTCACTTTGTAATGAATACAATGCTCGAGCATATTTAAATCTTAATCCAAAGAAGGATGAGGTGGTTCTGTATAAAGTTCTAGAACTGGCAGTTGACAAAGTAAAAAATAAGGAATATAGGCCTTTGAATCTACTTTCATCGGCTTTAGGAAACTGCCACGGAAACAGTTGGAAGGTTTGGGTGTTGGATATTGATGAAAAGGATGTTGATTTGGAGTTACTTCAAAATAGAGTAGATCAATGCCAATCCGGATATACGACGAACATTATTACCACAATCCTAACCAAAAATGGATGGCATGTTTTGACGGTGCCGTTTAATTTGCAACAGTTGAATAGGGACGGACTTCCTGACTTTGAAATCAAAAAGAACGCACCAACGTTGCTATATTGTCCATGATTGATATTTAGTAAAAAAAAGTTGAAGAAAAATTTGGACATGACCAAAAGAGTATTTAACTTTGTACTATTAAATTAACAATAAAAAAAATTCGATGTTCGACCCGAGTAAATTGACCCGAGAACAACAAGAGGAATTGATGCGACAGTGGGCAGAACACGCTCGCCAACACAATGCTCAAATGCGAGATGCAGATACGGGGTCTGCGCTCACGATTGTATTTCTCATCATAATTGGAGGCGTGTGTTCCATGTCACATGTTATAACGCAACTTTATATTCCACATGCGTGCTTTGTGTTGGCGTTGATATTGGTAACAGTTAAAGGAATATCAAAAATGTTCATCCACGGGGATGACCCCGACTTTCTAAACTAACATGAAAGCATTTTTATTATTGATAATTGCAGCGTTCGCCTTGGCGGCCCTAATTGATTATATTGGGGGGTCAGGAGATATTGAATATCGAGATGGAGAGTGGCGTGGCGTCGGGGAGAGTTCAGGGTATTGGTTCATCGGCTCAGTTGCCTTGTGGATCATCACCTATTACACCTTATAAGATCCAGTCCCGTTAGTGTGGTGTGACGGTAAGGTCTGCAAAACCTTATATGTCAGTTCGATTCTGACCTGGATCTCCGGTATCTGGTATGGGGACAGTAAGAGTTTAATGGCTCAAGCGCAAGTTTCTAAACTCCCAAGGTTGTCCTATCATAAGAGGCGCAATATCAGATACTTTTTAGGGCCCATAACTCAATGGTAGAGTGCCTCGCTCATAACGAGAGAGTTCTCGGTTCAAGTCCGGGTGGGCCCACAAAATGTTTAATATGAAAAAATATATAGTATTCAGTCAACTCCCCAAAGAGTCTATGCAAATTCCGATTGGGACGATCATAGAGTCGTATGTTGAGAATGATGTGCGAGTCGTATTATGGGATGGTGTAAAATTCACCATCCAGGCTGGTTTTTTCAATTGGGCCAAACCAATCTAATATCTGCCTTTTAGTATAATGGTATTATTTCAGACTCTGGATCTGAAGATATTGGTTCGAACCCAATAAAGGCATCTAAATTAATCAATTATGTCAAAAATTCAAATCAAAATCAAATCCGCAATCGAACAGATTGATAGAGAAGTAAGGGATCTGATGCAAAAATATGGAAAAAAATAGGTTAGAAGTCGGACTGTTAGTGATAGTTTCGTTGGTGTGTGGTATATTAATTGGCTATGGAGTCACAAACAACGCATGGAAAATGCGACATCAAGACTGTTACGATATTGGTATTGATTTTGGTCGACAAGAAATCCTTGATGGCGAATTTTGGATTTGGGACGATGGTGTAAAAATCAAGACAGAGAACAAATTATACAACGTTGACCCGAAAAGAATTGTGAGGAAAGGATGGGACGTCGAAAAATGAATTCAAATTGGCTAAAATTGCCAATACTATATAATGGGATATATCCGACCCATATCAAAAAAATGGCGGATAAAATTGGAGTAACTCCAGAAGAAATCGCCGAAAGTAAAGGAATTGATGGGAATGTTGTTGGTAAATATTCCGTTCGCCGTGAAGTTATCCAACGAATACTGTCATTTACCCAGATTCCTGAAAGCCCGAACGAAACGGTACTCGAATTCATCGATGGATCGTTCACCGTAGTATATATGGAGCACGATAAACTTATCAAGATAGTTGATGAATTTTTGAAACTCCAATCTGACATCGAACTAATACCAATTCCAACAACTCAAATTCAATTCATTAGTAAGGAAGAATTTGAAGAAATGGGAGAAAATCCATACGAAGATGAGTAAGTGGTACAATTACCAAAGGCAAGAAATAAATTTATTTCAACATTGTTTGCAGCAAAAGGCAATGATTGGAAAGGATCTATATGCATTCATTGGTACGGATAGCATTTCGGTTGGTGGTAAAGTGCATTACTTCACAGTCGTAGCATTCCGTCATTCTAAGACTGGAGTGCATTTTATCTTTTCCAAGGAAAAGGTTCTGACGTTTAGGAAAGGAGATGGTAAGCCTGATATTTTCACCAAACTGTGGAAAGAAGCAGAACTTACCATAAATCTATGCGAATACTTGGTTGAAAATAATATTTTCAGTCGAGATCAAATCATCATCGAATTGGACTACAACAATATCTCTGATACATTGTCTCGTCCATTGATTCCAGCAACTCGAGGTTGGGCTATTGGTTTGGGATATCAAGTTCTGACTAAATACGGAGAAAAGGTTTTGTGTGGGTTTGATTGGGTGGATGAACAGATTGCATGTAAGGCCGCAAATCACCTGTGTCAAGGAGTAAACAATTGAACAACAATATGACAACCACCTATTACTATTTACTCGTCGATGGACGTTGCATTCAAATTATATCCGATAATTATGAGCAGTCTTTGAAAGATGCTTGTGATGCATTTGGATATGAAGACTATTTTGAGTTTCTGGATGACTTGAATTTGGGAGAGTGGAAGGATTCTGAAGGAGTTCGCCACATCAAAGATTACACTTCAGGAATAACGAAGACATTCTTGCCAGGATATCCGGGCAATGAATATCAATTAAAAACATTAACAAAAATCAGGCCAACAAAAAGGCCTAAAAAAGATCTCGCCGAAGAGTGGGATGAAGAGGAACTAGTATAATGAAGTTTACATCACCAAAAGATTGCGGACTCGGAGTCATGACTCCGTCACAAAAAGCAACTTTTAATTTTGTCGAAGGAAAAATTCAATCGCTAGAATTTGAATTCGAAGTGCCATATCCACATCAAAAAAATGCAGACGTGGTAAGTGTTATTGCCGCAGACTCTGGTTGGAAGTTGACAGTGGAAAAAGGAGAGAGAACCAAATGGAAACTCACACCCGCGATATGAAATACGACATTTTAAACAACGACTATTTACAAATCAAACATCCGGCGACTGGTAAGCAAATTAAGTTGTTTCGGATAATCTCACTCAAAAACTTTCGTACCAAAAATGGATACGATGTTAAAAACGGAGAAGTTGGTGGATATATTGAGGGAGAACAGAATTTAAGTCAAAACGACTTTTCATGGGTGTTCAATACTGCCCAAGTATTTGATGATGCCTTGCTTATTGACACCACCGTTCATGATCAGTCCAGAGTATTTGGATCCTGCATCTTAACTGACTGTGAAATTAGAAGAAAAGTTCGTATTTGGGGGACGTGTACTCTGAGTGTATGCTATATAACGGACAATGTTGATATATCCGGGGAGTGCGAAATTTTGAATACGAAAATTTTCAACTCATGCGTAGTCACGGGAAAATGCAAAGTATATGAATGTCACCTTTCAAATGGAAGTAGAATTGGTGGGAGTTCGGTAGTCAAAACTACTATCTTGCAAGATGTTTCTGAAATCACAGGTGGGTCGATAGTCGAAAATTGCAGATTCTCTGGACGAACTTTTGTAAAAAACTCCAAACATTATAATGAAGACTTGGAACAAAATATTGAACTAAACATCACAACAGAAAATGAGTAAAGTTAAAAAACCCACATCTACGACTGGCGGCCTGAAAGAGTTCATTGAAGGCTGGGGAACCAAGAAATGAGCTGGACGCTTTTCAAGACCAAATGCAACGTCTTGACAGGTCCGCAACATATTTCTAAAGAGTTGTTTTCCCAAACCATTGCTGATGCGTATCATTCATGTGTATCATTGCATTTCGATACGCTATCAGCCGGTGGTACTCTGGTGAATAATGCTCCGAAGTTGCCCTTGTTATATCAAGGAATCTTATCCATGTGTACTGCAAATTTAGCAAGTCATCAAGACGTAGATTTCTTGAAGCAGATTGGACCATATTTTGTACAATATTGGACCGGATTAATCTTCATCGGACCCACTGGTACCAGCACTGTATTGAATCCCGGAACGTGGACCAATATTAAAGTCGTGCAAAATTTTGATTTTCAAATAATTCTGAACGCCCTGATCGTGGCATGTAGAACTCATATTATGACGCTTTCTGGGCAATATGTTTCGAGCGTCGTTCCAGGAGTTACATCGCCATGGTCTGGTGCATTACTTCAATCAATGCCATAAATTATGAAAAATTTAATTGTTTTGGGAGTGCTTTTATTGGCGTCCTGTGAAACGACGGTACAAAAAAAATCTACTGATATTGAATTAGACGGCATGGGCATAAAAATATATATTTTGGACGGTTGTGAATACTATGGAACGCCAGGTATGATGGGAAATAACGCATTTTTGACTCATAAAGGAAACTGCTCTAATCAAATTCACAGATGCAATTGTAAATAATTTTTCTTGAAAAAATGATAACGATCAACGGAGTATCATACGCCAACGATAACGCTTCCGTCGTAGGCAATAAAATTATCATCGACGGTAAAGATGTTACACCAGATGCCAAAAACATCACGATCCACGTGGATGGAAACATAGACAATTTATCTGTTGACTGTTGCAATAAGTTGACGGTCAATGGGAATGTCGGAGAGTTGAAAACTCTATCTGGAGATGTTGATGTCACCGGAGACATCAGTGGAAATGTTGAAACTGTGTCCGGAGACGTTGAAGCATCCGTCATTCATGGTTCAGTAAAAACTATGTCCGGAGATATAACAAGATAGTGATATGGAAATTACCATTCCGAATTTAAAACTAACGTCTGATCCAAATGTCCTAAAATATATTTTAGAGCAATTGCAGTCTGAATTAAAAGAAATAGAAGAAATAATGTCGAACACACCAAAACCAAAAAAATCATATCCGGATTATGCAAAACTGTCATGGTTCAGAAATGATACAAAAAGAAAAATAAAGTTTATCACTCAGAAACTTGAATCGAGGGAATGTATTGAATCAAACTGAAATAAAACGACTTCAAGAGTCGTTGAAACTTCCACAAACGGGGGAGTATGACCAATTTACAGAAGCTGCAGTCAGGAATTTTCAAATCAAAAACTATTTGAATCCGACCGGAATCGTCGACAACCAAACTAAAGAACTTTTGATCAAACAGGTCACGGATGGAACAATTAGCACGGATCTATCTGAGAAATTCGGTGGTATAAAAAATCAACTGTTACAACCAAACGAATATTTCAAAACGGACGAAAAAAAGGAATGGTTGTTTTTACACCACACCGCGGGTTGGAACAATCCATTCGCAGTCGTAACAGATTGGGAACTTGACAAACGAGGTCAAGTCGGTACTCAATTCATCGTTGGTGGCAGGCACTTGCAAACTCTGGATGAAAAATACGACGGACAAATTGTACAATGCATGCCTGATTACAAATGTTATGGTTGGCATTTAGGGATAGGTAATACTATGGTTCATAGAGCCAGTATTGGAATTGAATTGTGTAATTTTGGTTGGTTAGTTAAGGATGGTAGAGACTTTAGAACGTACCCTATTTTAGATTCTAAAGGACGTTTAGTGCGAAAGGGAGTAGTTGTCAATCAAAAAGAAGTTGTTGATTTAAAGCGAGAATTCCGAGGCTATAGATTTTTTCATAGGTATTCTGATAATCAATTATTGGCTTTGAAATATCTCATTGAAAAAATCGGAAAGGATACTGGAATAGATATTACGTTGGGATTAAAGGAAAAAATTAAGAAGGATCCTTTGACGGCATTCGATTATGATGATAACGTCAGAACGGGCAAGTTGAAAGGATTGTTTTGTCACACACATGTATCTCCACCAAATAAGTGGGGAAATTTTGAAAAGTGGGATTTGTTCCCCCAAGATGAAATAATTCAACTCATAAACAGTTTATGATCGAAAAAGACAAAAAAGTTGTCCTCAAAAATCGAGGAATTAGAGAATTTGGAACTGTCACCAAACGTTGGAGAAGAAAAGAAGTTTGGTATCACAATGTAAAAACTGAACGTGGTGTGGAACTTGAGGCGATCACCGTTGATCCCAAAATGCCTTGCTATATAGACTATGAATTATCTACGAAATTAGGGAAATAGAATGAAATTGGAAGACTTATTAAAAAAAACAGACTATAACGTTATAAATTATGAGAAGGCTCAATTTCCATCGTACGATGACTATTATAACGAAGGTTTAGAAAAGTCTGTTGAGCAATATAATCGGGAAGTTCATGAAGTCATTCCGGATTATTTGTTACATGACCCGGAAATAGTTGGTTATCCGGACTTGGAAATGCAAGCCCAAATATATGATTGGGTATTGGGTGACATTCAGAACAAATCATCCATATATGATTACGGGTGTGGTAGGGGAGATTTCTATGGCCATGCCATTTCATATGGATACACTATTAATTACCTTGGCTTCGATACCAAACAGGTAATGATAGACGTGGGCTTAAAAAAATACGGTGTATTAAATTGCAACCTTCTAAATTTTGATTTTTCTGCAGAATCGAATTTATCACCAGTAGATTATACCATTTGCATTGGTACATTAAATGATAATCACGGGCAGGATAAATGGGAGTTTTTTAACAGAACATTAAATAATGCAATTTCCAACACCAAAGTCGCGGTTATCTTCGTTCTTTCTAGAAATTTTGATAATGATCCCAACTTTCTAGACTACCCATTTGAGGAACTGTTTCAACATCTGAATAAAAATTTTAGATTTGAAATTGACTACACTAAATTTGAAGATATTTATAAGTTGACCGTTCATATTGGCGGTTATAACTAATCTTCATTTTTACACATGAGCGTAAATCATAGATTTGCTATTGACGATCGAAAAACCAACCATCAAGGCCCACTGTTTAGTAGTATTGATTTTGAAGTTGAGTCCAGTAACAAAGCGATTTTGGAAAGTAGACGAAAGAATACACCGGCTGGAAAGCTTCTAATCGGAGGCAAGGAATTCAAATTGACTATTGGAGAACTTGAGCATTTGATCGAAACTTGTCAAATTGCAAAGCAAACGTTTTTCCAAAAATACAGATTTGGTATTTAAAAAAAGTAGTTTCAATTCAACCACTGTCCGTTGCAAAATGGATGGTGGTTTTTTTTTCGTAAAAAAATTTGGAAATTGTTTTGAAGTCACTTAACTTTGTGGCATTGTTTAACGAAATTGAAAAAAAAAAAAATGAAAATAGCGACACATGATGGGATATTCCACGCAGATGATGTTTTCTCGGTGGCTATCTTAAAAACTATCTTTCCCGAATCGGTAATAGTCAGAACCCGAAACCTTGAAATCCTGGCCAGATGTAATTACAGGGTAGATGTTGGTGGGAAATATGACAGCAAATTTGACTTCGACCACCACCAAGATCTCAACCTTCAAGCGGCCTGCACGTTGGTTTGGTATTCGTATTACGAAGACTTCATCAAAACTGTGCACGGTGAAGGCTTCTGTTTAGCATATGATGTCGAATATATTCGTGACTATGTTAGGAGATATCTCTTAGATCCGGTATCCGGATTGGACGTAAATTATACGGCGTATGTATCCCAAAACCCTACAAACGGATATCTACATGTTTCCCAACTTATTAAGGATTTCAATAGAATTGAGATGGGGGAAGATATCCAACTGCATCGCTTCGCGATGGCCGTTGACACTGCGATTCAAATTTTAAAAAATTGTACATACAAAGCCGGACGAAGGTTTGAAGATGTCAAAACGATCAAGAGTGGAAAAAAAATTGCAGAATTTGCGACTTTATATGATCAAGGTTTTTCGTATAATGACTATCGATGGGAAAAGGGATGCGACGTATCCGTTTCCGGATTGTTGGTGATGCCACAATCAGACGAAACTTGGGCGGTAGTATCTATGGATACGGAAGAGTTCAATCTCAGTACCGCAACAGGTGAAGGATTAATTTTTGCCCATGTAGGAGGATTTTACACTAAATGGGAGACACAAGAATATGCGAAACAATTTGCCGAGGCTCGCTCTGAGCTCAGAAGTCGCACAATTGATGCGTGGGCAATTGAACAAAACAATGGCAATGGCTGTCGTCAAATTTGACGATAAATATTCCAATTTTGGCGATTGAATCATCAGTACTGGTTCTGATTATGATGGGGATTGATACGACGTGGAAGATGAAAATCTGCAAGATCAAATCTGTCGACTTGGATAGTTATCCAACCTCAGAAATGGGGTTGGTTTTTTTGTGACCAAAATTAATTTGTTAATGTTTCCTTAAATGTCTTGGTTTTGTCCAAAATTTTCACTAACTTCACATATTATGTTTTATTTTCAAATTGAAGAAAAAAAAAAATTAATGTTGTGTTACGAAAAGACGAAGGATTTTCGAAACGGAAAGGCGAATTGTTCGCCTGATAGATAATCATAATAGTTCCCATGTAAAATTAATTGATTGATCCAGTCGATAAAGTTAGTTTTTCACATCATAGGAATGTCATGACATTATATGTGATATATGCAGAAATTTCAAAAATATTTTCCATACATTATTCTATTTTCGGCAATCTTATTAACAGCAGCTGCGGCTGCATATTCAGTATATGGTTTAAGCAGATTATTTTCTGGGGCAGCGACAGCTGTCATAATCATGGCCAGCAGTTTGGAGTTTGCCAACATTGTTTCAACCACCGCTCTAAAAATATATTGGACAGTTCTACCAATTTGGTTGAGAAACTACTTGGTATCAGCCGTGGTAGTGTTGAGTCTAATCACTAGTGCGGGCATATATGGATTTTTATCCGATGCATATCAACAAACTGCCGATAAAGATAAAATTCTCACATCTAGAATCGAGTTGCTGGGAACAAAAAAACAAAGATTTCAGTCCCAATTGAATGATCTCAAGGTAGAAAAGGAAAGCATTGTTGCATCAATCGAAAAGCTTCGAACCAGCCTGAGTACTGACAATCAATTCCAAACCATCGATAAAAAAACAGGACAGGTTCTAACTCAAATCCAAACGACTTCAAAGAAGGGAATCCAAACTCAACTTGATATCTCAACGCAACAACTTTCAGATATTACTACAAAAGTTGACAATCTAAACGATAGTATTTCCAGTTATGATATCAGAGTAATTGATGCAAAAGCAAATAACAATGCTGGTGCTGAACTAGGTCCGTTGAAGTATTTATCGGGATTGACTGGTGCCCCAATGGATAAAATCGTTAATTGGTTTTTAATCTTGTTGGTGTTTGTATTCCAGCCTTTGGCAATTGCTTTGGTTTTGACTGCATTGTTTTCATTTGGGAAAATTGAGATTTCTAAAAATTATCAACCAAGTGTAGGTTTTAGAAATGAACCAATTCTACCAGTAATAGAGCGGGAACCAATTCAGTATCAAATTAGTTCTGGATTTAAAGTTACCAAACTGGATAAGAAGAAAAGAAAGCATAGAGAAAAGAAAGTAAAAAGTGAAGACGAAGATATGGATTATCCAAAAATGTTTGATATTGAGATTCCTGGTATGAAACCAATTGAGGATAGCAAAGTAGTTGAAAAAAATATTACACCAGATATTGCCGATCATATAAAGAAGAGTTTGGAAAATAAAAAAAAGAAAAATTGAGTGTGACACAGATAAAAATGATGCCACATCAAGAAGTCAGAAAGTGGATTGAAAATAATCATTTGGAAAAGTAAGAAAAAAATTGTAAGTTTGTAAAAAATGGATAGACACATAGATTGGTTAGAAAATTTGGATGTTAATGAGTCAACCCAATATCGACAAGTTGAATTTCCGATTAATGGATTAAGAAAAACCGGCTTTGCAAAAATCTCAGATGATAAGAAGTTCATGACGTTGTTATATCACGACCACAAAAATAATTGGGCGCTATTAAAAACAACTGCGAATGCTATTATATTGTCCGGAAGCAAAGCAATAGACAAAAATGTCTATGATTATATTGTAAATCAAAACATTTCAAATATATGACGGATGCACAAAAATTATTGAAGATTCAATCTGAGATTTCAGATCTTCGACTTGAACTACAAGAATTGAAGTTGAAAAGAAAAGATGTTGGTGTAGACCTAGATTCTATCGATAGACGAATTAAAGAAATTGAAGAAAAACTTGGTAAATGAATAAATCTTTTGAGTCTAGTTTATATGGTGATAAGAAAGAAACGATCACCTCAACTTCAACGGAGGATTTTTCATTCTTCGAACGTGAAGAATCTATTCTGATTGAGATAGATCTATCTCAAAATTTATACAATCTTTGCAAGCCAATTCGGGACCACCTTAAAGACAAACCCGAGACGTCACATTTAAACGTTTATTTTGTTTCTGGTACGACTTCTTCCCCAGACATACATTTGTTCCTGGACTACCTAAAAACGTTACCTAATCCGATTTCTGTGTATTTTAGAGGTATTGTACACACCAACCTCCTACCACTTTTTTTTAAATTTGAAAAAATCTTAGTGGATAAAGATTGTAGATTGAAATATGATCCAAAGGAATTGGATATTTTGATGTGTAATTTACTCTTCAACCCAATGATTTTCAACAACTTTGTTCAAAGATTTTCCAGTGAATATTATAAAATAAAGAGCCAAACATATCTAGATCTGACCGAACTCAATATGATAGGGTTCAATTTGCAAACGTTTTGATATGACCCAAAAACAAATCCTGTTAGAAGTTTTGAAATACCTCAACCATAGGTTAAATACATGTAATGATGGAAATGAATCTAGGGAATTATGTGGATTGGTATGTGCAATTGAAGACGGTTTTGGGATAAAACGAGAAGAGCACAATATAGGATGGGCGATTGATTCGCAAACAGATCCAACAATTGAAGAATGGAAAGAACATTAAAAACCGCAGTCAAATTACTTAATGAGCAGGGTTTCTCAACCACAGAAGATGGTGTGGTAACTTATAATGGAAATGAGTTCCCAATGAAAGCAGTGATAGTTCCGCTCATAGAAGGGAATTGGAATTTTTCAATGGAACATATCGTCAATCAAGTCACATGCGCCGCGACTTCCGCATATGAATTTCAACAATCATTAACAAATAAAATTCAATAAAAATGGAACAACACAAATTTGAAGTGAACGACATTGTTCAAGTACAGTCAATCGTATCAGATCTGGAATATGTAGGTCTTTTGGGATACGTTTCAGAAGTTACCACGTCAGTCATTAAGGTGGCATTTTACCATGCAGAAAAGAAAGGAGAAAATGCCTATGTGGTATATCGGGAGTTCCTTTCAACAGAGTTATACTTTTGCGGCCGCCCAAACCCTGAACTTCTTCCTGCCTAAATTAATTTCACAATTCAACGTAAAAAAAATGACACAAGTCACGACTTTCACTAAAGCCCTCATTATCATTGGTTTTGTTGGCGTTCTTTCTTTATTTGCAATTACATGTTATAATTGCACGAAAAGCCAACAACAGTATCAACAGCCAGCCGCTGTCTATCAGAGTGCCCCACCTGTGCAGGATTATGGTACCCATCAAGTAATTTCTCAACCCGGTGGTTCACAAGTGGTTGTGGTTAAAGACCACTCAGGATCTGAATTTTTCATAGACTACTTGATGTTTCAAAGCCTGATGAATATGTCTGGTGGAATGAATAATGTTTACGGATACTACAACCAACATCGATATGATCCAAGTTGGGATAGAGACCAAACATCATATCGAAGCAAAAGTAAAACGGTGATCAACAATTATTATGGTAGTTCAGTCGATGATACCAAACCGTTTACTGAGCAAGTAAAACAGAAGGATGTTGAATACCAAAAAAGTAAAGGGTTTTCAACGCCGCAAACACAGCCAAATTCTGGTACCAAATCAAATGGGTTCACAGAAAAGTGGTATAGTCCTAATACAACCACGTCAACACCAGAGCCAAAATACGAAAAAAGTTCAGGATTTAGAAGCACATCTGGATCTTCAACGTATCGGCCAAGTAGTGGATTTGGGAGTTCGGGATCAACTTCGACTTATTCTCCAAGTTCCGGATTTAAATCAAGTGGATCTACCTCTACATACAAATCAAGCAGCGGATTTAAGAGTTCATCATCTTCATCAAGTAGCAGTAGTTACAAATCGAGTTCAGGCTTTGGTAAAAAGAAGAATTAAAACAACATCCAGACTAAATATTTCATGGCAGAATTTATTTTGACAGCAAGACAAATACAACAAAATTACAAGACATTTCGTCAACTCATTAATGATTCATTTCTATCGAGAAAAGATGCGTTGAATAAAATGTATGATGATTTGGGAGAAGAACGAGTTGTTATGGCACCAGCATCCTCATTTGAATTTTTCCACAATGCAATACCTGGTGGATACGTTGATCATATACTACGAGTGTATGAGTATGCAGTTGATACTTATGAACTTTGGAAAAAACACGGATTGTCAGTTAACACTTTTTCGATTGAGGAATTAATCTTTGCTGCAATCCATCACGATCTTGGTAAGTTGGGATTGCCTGGGGAAAATCGAGAACATTATGTCTACAATGACAGTAAATGGCATCGGGAGAATCAAGGAAAGATGTATAAAAACAATCCAAATGTTCCAAACATGCCAGTCACTGACAAGGGATTTTTCTTATTGAATCACTATCAAATTCCAATTACTGAGAACGAGTGGATTGGAATACGTTGTACGGATGGAATGTATGAAGAATCAAACAAGGCATATTTGGCTGGATTTGATTTGGACAAAAAATTGAGAAATCCAATGCCATATATTCTACACCAGGCTGACATTATGGCATTTAGATTTGAGTTTGAGCGTTGGGCGAAAATTACAGAAAAATTCACATTTAGTGGGGCTAAGGAAATCAAAGAGTCAAGTGCGCTTGATTCGAAAGTTTCAAGCGGAAATGATTTGTTTGATAAAATGTTTGGTAAATGACAAAAATTGAGGAACTTATTTTTAAAAACGATTTGGAATTTATAGATCCAAGACGGGACGTAGAAATTGCAATGAAGGAATATGCCGAATGGTATGTTACGCAAGTCTTAGATGAACTGGATAAGAAATGTATTTTTTCTGAAAAATATAACAGTTGGTTTTTGACAAACAAACCATCAACAATAGGACTGCCAGCGCATGAATAATACGAAGATTGATTTGGATTGGAAGTGGTTTGGGTTGACAATTTTGTCGATACTTTTAGTTAAAACGACAATCACACTGGATCTTTGGGCGGTATTAATTATTTGCACCGGGATAGTTGGAATATTGCTTTTTATAATAACCAATCTGTTGTCTCAAAACAAACAACTAGAGTCTTATATTGAAGCAGAGTTTAGAAAAAAAATCAAAAAGGAGGAGGATTTTGATAAATACTATCAATATATCCTCGGACTATTGACCCATGCTTATGCAGAAATGTTGAGAATTGATAAGCGTGGTAGTTTTAGTAGTGACGACGAGGTTGGCTTTTCATTCAAAGTAATCTATAGATGTATTGAGGAGTTGAAGCAGAAAATTGAAATTATGAAAGTAGATGAAATAGAAAAGAAAGATTAATATGTATTTTGGAAAAGAGGTAAAGAAAGCTATTGATGAGTATAATAGAACAGATAATCCAATTCAAAAGGAACTAATCTATTCAAAAACAATATATCCAGCATTGAGTAAGTTGGTAGAAAATAATATCTATAAACACATTAATCAAAAAACTGGAATATTTTATTATGGGTTGAATTCGTATTCAGATTTGAAGCATGAATTCATAGTTCATTTGAATGATCAACTTTTTAGGTATTCCCCGGAAAAGGGAAATGCATTTTCATATTTCAATAGGATTAATATCCACCACATCTATTCATTTCTGAATGATTTGACTAAGATGAGAAATATTTCTGGCATTGATGTAGAAAATAATTCCTATGAAAAGTCCGATGTTAGTATATTAGATACTAGTAGAAATATTGACATGGAAGTGGCAGAAGAAAATATCGAGGATGACTTACATGATTTTTGTCAAAGGTGGTCTAGGTGGGGCATAAACCACCTAGACTTTTTATTTCCATCTAAAAGAGATCGAAAAATAGCAAACGCGATATTCAATTTATTTTTAAATTGTGAATTGATTGATATTTATAATAAGAAAGCATTATATATCATGATTCGCGAGCAAGTTGATACGAAGACTCAATATATTACACAGGTAATTAAAGTTCTAAAAAAACTCCAAAAAGACATGTGGTCTGAATATCAAAGAAATGGAACTCGATATTGGTATAAATATATCCTAATTGATAATGAGGAAAAATAGTTGAGTAAAGAAATTGTTTTGTTCAAAAGTGATGAAGGTACTGAAATAACCTTAGAACATCTCTTTAAAAAAATCTACGAAGTTCACGAAGAAAAAAATAAGAACATCTTGGCAAGTGCAGATCATCTTAAAGGTTTGATTGTCACATTGCAAGATGCTGTTGTTATTATGCCGTCGTTGGTTGCACTGCAACAGACGGCGGTTAATAATGATGAAAAGTTGGTAAAGTTGGCGGCTCTGGTACAGAAGATGGTTGGTAAACAAAAAGATGCATCCCCCGTAGATGGATATATCATGTCAAAGGAAGAGCGAGACGAGTTGTTGAAAAATTATAATACAAGACCTGGAACAGCAAAGGGAAGTGCTGCAAATAGTGAATAGATATGTTTGTTGCGGAGGTAGTTGAAACGCGTGAAGCGTTCAAAAGCAACCAAAAGGATGAAAATGGGGATCCATTGCCTTTAGGTTCAATACAAATTCGAATTGGATCACATCAATCCAATATTGGACAGGTGCGAAACGTCTGGGCGCGCCCAGCTATATTTCAAAAGAGAATTCCATTAATTGGAGAGCAAGTATTAGTGATTAATGGACCAGTAAATGATTGGTCTTCCAGTTCAAACAAAGGTACTGGTTATATGTACTACTCTCCATTAAATGGCACGGATGACTTAGTTCTTCATCAATTTCCTAGGTTATGGAAACGACAGGGATTGGCTCAAGGCGGTGGATCTGGTCAACGTAAATCTGATAAGGACGAACCAGGGTACACTTTTCCAAAGGTTCCGAAGAAAGTCGATCCGTTACAACCATTTGAAGGAGATGATTTGTATGAGGGTAGATTTGGTCAGAGTATAAGATTTGGTTCAACGGTGTCGGGTGGAGACATGTCGATATATGAAAAAAAACCCACGTGGAAAGGGAGTGGAAATACAGATCCTTTATTGATATTGAGAGTGAAGAAAACCGAGGGTGGCTCGAATAAATACACAGTTGAGGACATATCAAAGGATGAATCCAGCATTTATTTAACTTCGAAACAGAGCCTAAATAACTTTAAACCTGGTTTTGATAAAAACATGGATGTTAAGCAAATTGCTAATTGGGCTGGTGGAAGTCAAATTTTGATTGACTCTGATCGAGTGGTATTGAATGCAAAGAAAAATATACTTTTCTTAGTTGGAAAAGAACAATCAATTTTAACTGGAAAGAAGGTACTATTTCAATCTGATAAATATAAGGTAGATTTAGACGAATTGATGGACTTTCTAAAAAAATGGTTGGGAGAAGATGTAAAGTTGGCACAGGGACAGAGCATGTATTCAACTCCAGCTGGCCCAACAGCAACGGCTACATCGATGGCTCAATATTTACAGTTACAACAAGCAGATTTTAATAAATTTAAACAACCATAATATGAAATTTAGAATTGTTGAAAATGAAATTGGAAAATTTCAAATTGAATATAAAGATGGGATCCTTTCTTTTTGGAACGATGTTACTGAAATGAAGTTAATTTCAAATCATAAGACCAAAAGAGCAAGATATGTTAATGAGCCATTGTTGTTCAATTCAAAAGAAGAGGCTCAGAATAAAATAAATGAAATGACGATATGACATCAACAAACGTATTTTACCTATCGTTCAGAAACATCAACACCGGAGAGATTCTTCACGAACATCGGCAAAAGGTAATGTGTCATGAAAGATATGACTGGGATAAAATCCTATCACTACCAATCGATGATGTGGAAATTCTAACGTGGGGATATGACGAAGAGGATGAATATTGGGACAATGCTGATGAAAAACTCCCAATGATGAGCAACTGGTTGGACAGGATCAAGTTAACAAATAAAGAATTGCGAGAGAAATTTAATGAACAGGAATGAAATAGAAACTCTAACTAAAATAGTGCAGTTGGTAGTTCGTAAAGAACTGTCAAATTTGAAAAATGAAATCCTAACTGAAATTCGTCAATCAAAACCAACTGTTGGTAATTCAAATCCAAGAGTTATCAAAGAACAGTCTATCCAAAAGAATTTTAGGCAGAACTATCAAATACCACAATCTACCAAACCAAAGATTTTTTCGAAAAATCCAATGTTGAATGAGTTGTTGGCAAATACAGATCCCGTACCACCTGAAAATTCTGGTATTTATCAGTATCTTGAAGATGACAATTTGCCTAATTTGCCAACAACTCAGATTGGAACGCCAATTACCCACATACCAAAAAATTCAAAAGTAAATGCGGTGGTTGAGGCAATGAATAGGGATTATTCTGCATTGGTTCAAAGAATGGATGAAGGTAAGAATCAACAAAAGCAGGCATTTAGAAATCAAATCATGAGTAGGATAGAAAATGATTCTGAGCCTGATGAAGATTTTTCCTTTTTACAAGAAGTAGAATAAATAAAAAAGTATTAACTTTGTGGGAGAAAAAAATGTCAAAACTAAAAATGCTCGAATCAATGATCAAGAGAATTGTCGAGGAAGAGAAATACAAATCTTTTTCTCCAGGGGGATCTTTTAAAGAAGTTCAGAAATTGAAGTCAGAGTTAGATGTCGAATTGAAACTTATTGATAAGTTGAAATTTCAAAAATCTACTTTGCAATGGAAATTGGATAATATAAAAGATGAGTATGATGATATTATGGCAGATATGGAACAGGATCCAGAATTTGATGTTGACTCGGGAGAAGGATCATCATTTGGTAGTAAGAACTACCACGGAAGAAAGTTGAAACAATATCAGGATAAAGAAGCAAAGTATTCAAATGCTATAGGTGCAATTGATGCTCAGATTGAGGAAAAATCTTCTAAAATATCAGATATCAGAAGAAGGTTGGGTAATTTCCCAACAACACCACCATCTCAACAAAAAAAAGTAACAAAGGGAATGCACGTCCCGAGTTGGAAACGGAGATAAAATGCCTATCAAATTCTACCCTGAAGACCAAATAGAAGAATCTGGCTACCTCGGCATAAAATTACCAATGAATGGCGGAGATAGAGGGTTCTTCAATATGTCAAGCACCACTGAGGAACAGGCTGTTTCAAACTATATCAACCTTCTTTTAACGAAGAAAGGAGAAAGATATATGCAACCCGAGTTTGGAATTGGAATTCAATTCTATCTATTCGAACCTAATACAGATGCAATTCGACTTCAATTGGAAGATGAAATATATAGGCAGTGTGCATTTTGGTTACCGTATATCGTAAATCATAGAATTGATGTGAAAGATAGAGCAGATATTCCTGGTATGAAGGGAAGCGATGCTGAAAACGCAATACAAATCATAATCACATTTTCAGTTTTTGAAAACGGCGCAAATCACCAAATAACGTTATTCCAAACTGAAGGACGAATTGGTTATCAAATAATATAATGCCTAAATATAAATTCATCCTAATTGGTGTAATTGAACCGCAATTCAAATATCAATTTGATTGGAGAAAGAAAAAACTTCAGCAAGAGGTGGTGTATCAATTTGAAGTCGAAAGTGAATATGATAGGGATGAAATGTTAAAAAGAAAATATGAATTTGTTCCATATTGGCAAAACCGTAATGAAATAAAAGAAAAGTTCAATCTAAAAATACCAATTTGGGTAAGAAGATTGAAATGGAAAATAGAAGAGGTAAACGAAGTTGAACAATGTTAATGACAGATATAAGAGAGCCGTTTCATATGTAAACAAGGATTTTGCAGAAAATAGGCTTGCCTTAATATCTTATCTGAAAAATTACTTTCCGGATAAGTATGCGGATTTCAACGAGGCGAGTCCAGCAATGGCCTTCGTTGAATTGGCTGCCTATATAGGTGACGTTCTTTCATTTTATACGGATGTTCAACTTCAAGAATCCCTATTAAATATTGCCGATGAGCGAATCAACATCTACAATCTTGCTCTGAGTCTCGGATACAAGGCAAAAACAGTCGTTCCATCCAGCGTTGATCTAGAAGTTTTTCAATTACTACCATCAATTGGATCTGGTCAAAATACACGACCGGATTTTCGATATGCATTGTATATCCAATCCGGAATGCAAGTGTCAACAACTGATACGAATGCAGTTTTTTTCTACACGAAAGACGCAATTGACTTTCGCTTTTCGAGCAGCTTTGACCCAACCACCATTACCACATATTCAGTTACTAATGACGGTGAGATAGAATACTATTTACTCAAGAAAAAAGTTAAAGCGGTTTCAGGAGAAATCCAATCAAGAACATTTTCTTTTGGAGAACCAAAAATCTATGATAAGATAGTTCTACCAGAAAACAATGTAACTGAAATTGTATCAATAACTGATTCTGACAATAATCTTTGGTACGAGGTTTCTCATTTAGCGCAGGATCTAATTCCAACCTCGATTAGAAACATACCAGTCAATGACGCCCATTTAAGTCAATATCAATCATCAGTTCCATACCTCCTAACGTATAAGCAAACGGAAAAGCGTTTCGTGACGCGTTTAAGAAAAGATGATTTAACTGAAATTCAATTTGGATCTGGATTGAGTTCAGAGGCTGATGAAGAAATAATTCCAAATCCGATGAATGTGGGTTTGGGGCTAGACTACTTTGAAAGGGTTGTAGATCTTAGCATAGACCCGCAAAATTTCCTTTATACCAAGACTTATGGATCCGCTCCGAGTAATACTACTCTAACAGTGAGATATTCGATTGCAGCCGGAATTGGTGACAATGTCAATGCTAATACCATCACTCGAATCGTTTCAAGTTCAATTAACAACCCGATAGATAGCACCAACTCGACGGTTTTGCAAACGATTATCGATTCGGTTACAATCAACAATCCATATCCAGCATTCGGTGGTCAAAATAGGAGACCGCTTGAAACGATTCGACAAGAAGCAATGGCAAATTTTGCCTCCCAGAATCGAGCAGTCACTAAGGAAGATTATATACTTAGATGCTTCACTATGCCTGCAAAATATGGTGCTATAGCAAAAGCGTATATTGAGCAAGACACTCAATTGGGAAGATGGAACGAGGACAGGACTCCAAATCCATACTCATTGAATCTATATGTTCTTTCATATAATGCAGATAAACAATTTACCACTTGTAATGAGGCGATCAAAGAAAATCTACGACAGTATTTGCGTCAGTACAGGCTCATGACGGATGCAATTAACATCAAAGATTGTTTTATCATTAATTTGGGAATCAATATAGAAATTATGACGTATCCCAACGAGAATAGCAATGAGGTGATATTAAGATGCTTGGAAAAAATGATTGAGTATTTTGATAATTCAAAAATGGAAATCAATCAACCAATATTTATTACCAAAATACGATCTGAGTTGGATAGGGTAAATGGTGTAATGACTGTTAAATCAATTAAATTTGAGAATCTAATTGACCAAGCACAAGGATATTCTGGAAATGTATATCCTGTAGAAAATGCAATTAGAGACGAAATACTGTATCCGTCAGTGACATGTTGTATTTTTGAAATCAAATATCCCAAAACCGACATAAAGATTCGGGTCGTGGAGAGTTAAGATGACTATTTCATTCAATCCAAATTCGGCGATGGATCCCAGATCCGCACGTTATTATGAAAATTTAATGCAAAATGGGCATTGGAATGAAATAGATCCGATTTATATCAATAAAGATACTAAAATGGTAGTTGACGGAAATCATAAATTGGCAGCTGCGTTAAATGTAAATGAGGTTGATAAATTAAAATTTAGGCAAATAAGTGATGGTGATTGGGAGAAAATTAGAAAAATATCAGATAGAACGCTCTTTTTAAAAAAATTATATCAACACTCAAAACCAATAAAAAAACCAGACAATATTAAAAAAACATCAAATTTATTTAATAGGGATATCACAGGAGGTCAGGTATTACCTGGAGAATTTAAAGAAATGTCTTTAAGTCTTATTTTAAAAAACATTTTATTTGAGTCAGTTTCAAAATTAGTTGATGACATCAAAGATAAATATAATCCAAAATCATTTCAACTCTATGAACACGGAAATGATATTGTTTTGGGATTGATAGTTTTGGGCAAAGAACATCAGGGCAAAGGAATTGGTTCAAAAATTATGAATGACATTTGCGAATATGCGGACAGAAATAAAAAAAGAATACTGTTAACTCCTGCTATCAAAGATAAGCATCATGGTACTACATCACAATCAAGATTAATAGATTTTTATAAGAGATTTGGTTTTGTGTTGAATAAAGGTAGGAACAAAGATTTCAGGATTTCGGAATTAATGTATAGGGAACCAAAATGAAATTAAAATGGTGTTTATATGAGCAGTCCGGATATGAAAAGCAGATGGCTTTGCAATGTTTCTATAGAAATAAAAAAGAATTATTACAAAAATTCAATGAAGGGTATGCCACTTGCACATACGCGGTTCTAAAATTGGGAGATTACTTTTTGAAGCACGATATAGATTTCGTTGTTGTTAGTGGGGATTATGATGGTTCTGGGCATTGGTGGATTGAAATTGGTAACACTATATATGATATAGGAAATAATATTAAAGAAGAATTTGTTGAATCCGGATTGATGGAGCCGATTATAACAACTGACCGCTCTAATTATTCAGTGGATGAAAAAATGTCTTATAAACAATATTTGAAATTATATCCGACTATCAAGGACCTTTAAATGTATCTAACCATATACCCCAGCAAAGACACAACACTCTATAGTCAATATCCGACTAAGAATGTAGGCGTAGACCAAATATTAGATTTGCTTAAAGAGGCTGCAGGTTCCCCATCGTTGGAAAATGATGAGACGGTGTACTATGCAGATACCTATAACTCTCGTATTCTAATCCAATTTGACCTTACCACAATTTCATCATCTATACAAAATGGTAAGATTAATGGTAATGCCCAATATTATCTCGTACTCAAAGCAACTGAAGCAGTCAATCTTCCATTAGATTATACCTTATACGCGTATCCAGTTTCGGGTACATGGACAAATGGTACCGGTTATTTCAATAATAATCCGGAATATACCAATGGAACTTCATGGAGATATAGAACATCGAAGGGCGAAGGTGTACTTTGGTTGACATCTTCTTATAATCCAGGTTCAACTGGAAGTTTTGGAACGATGGGTGGTGGTGGAAATTGGTACACTTCTTCTATTGCATCGAAATCATTTTCTTACACAGATCCCGATGTCAGAATGGATGTTACATCTATCGTCAGGCAATGGGTTTCAGGATCAATACCAAATAATGGGTTAATCTTAAAATTGAGCGATTCCCAAGAAAATGATACTTCCCAATTTGGAACGATTAGATTTTTCAGCAAAGATACTCATACAATTTTCATTCCGCGATTAGAAGTATATTGGAATGATAGCGATTTAAGTGGTACTGGTTCTTTCACTGAAATTGGAAGTGATGATTTTGTATTATATGCTAAGAACCTGCGAGAATCATATAACGAAAATGAAAAACCTAAGATAAGATTTGGAGTTCGAGAAAGATATCCGCAACAAACTTATGCAACTTCTTCGAATTATATTCAATCAAAACGTTTACCAACGGGTTCATATTATCAAATTCAAGATTGGGTAACTGATGATGCAATCATTCCATTTCATCCATATGGTACGATTGTTGATTGTGATAATAATGGCAATTACATTAGGATAGATTGCAATTCACTTTTACCTGAGCGGTATTATAAGATAGTTATAAAGACAGAATTTGATGGTGGAGATACGGTGCGGTTTGTCGACGATAACTTTCTATTCAAGGTGTTTAGGAGTTGATATGTTTGAATTGAAAGAAATTTTAGATGAATTGATAAGCGAAGTTAAAAGAAAGGGTCAATATGATTGCCAACATGAGTGGGAAGAAAGTTATTTGGTGACAGAACTTCTTTTGGGAGAATTATTAGATCCAAACGGTGATTCATATCCGTATTTTCAATACCAAAAAGGAATCTGGTCATTCAAAGATTCCGAAGAAATACCATTTAATATACGATTGGTATATCAACCGACATCAAAGAATCCTCATTTTGAATTGAAGAGTTGGTGGGTAGAAAATGGAAAAAGAATATATGATAGATTACCTGAAACTCCAGCGTGGTCTTGGGATAAAAGAAGTAATACCATTGCTAAAATATTCAGAAATGAAATAATACTTGAATTTGAGAAGCAAAATTTATCGGATTTGATGTATATTTTACCAATGGATTCGAAGCGATATCAATTTTCATTGAGGATGATAAAAAAATTCATTCCAAAAGAATGGGAATTAATTGAAGATTTTCCAAAAAAGATTACGGTTAAGAAAAAGTAATGCAACTCACAATCAATAACATAATCTATCTTGACCAATTCTCGTCAAATGCAACCTTAGTTGAAACAAAAATTCCAACTGAAGGACAGACCTATGAATTCATTTCCCAAGAAGGTATAGATAAAATCTATTATACGCTTTCATCAAGAAATGGATCTGGAGCATATAATCTACCTGTTGAAAAAGATAAAGTCTATATCAACTATGTTCCGAAGAAAGTATTTGTGTCAGATCAATCAATAAAAGATTATTTGGATACAGAATTTTCATACTTTGTTCCCGAAACCATAGTTGCTCCGGATCCATTTACATTAGGAGAAGGTCAAATATTCAGATGCGTTGCAAGTGATAGTCTACCATTACCAAAAGAAGGTTATACTTATTATATTATAGAAGGTGGTAAGAAAAAAGTCATACCAAATTACAAGACATTGGAAGTCATGTTGGCAGAAAGAAACCAAACACTTCTTTCCGTTCGAGTAATTACTGAACAGGAATGTGATCAGATTGAATTGTCAAATGAACCAATACCAGACAAATCTGGGTTGTGGAAGGATGATTATGCAGATCAAACCAACTTTGAGAAGTTAAAACAATTAGATCAAAACGTCAAAGAAGGTGCTAAAATCGCAGAAGGTGCTAAAGCAGCAGCAGACCAACAAATTGCGGCAGTTAAGGCGGCGGAAGAAAAGGCTAAGGCTGAAGCGGATGCAGCAAAAGCAAAATCATTAGCAGATAAAGCAGCAGCAGATTTAGCAATTGCCCAGGCAGAACAAGCAAAGGCAGAAGCAGATGCTAAGAAGGCCGAATTTGACGCAAAATTAAATTCATAATAGGAGAGATTTGAAATTTCACTCCAACGCTATTTAAACCAAGACTTATTACTTTCCAGTAACCAACCTACCTTTGGTAAGTTATGGACTGATCAGGATCTCACATTATTGGATGATGTGGTCCTGATTCCCCATGATCCTAATATCATATCTGGACAACGGTCTGAACTTCATGTCTACTCTATCTATGGTGACTACTTAATTGGTAACCATAATGCAAAATATTCCCAATTTGAAAAGGTTAGTAATTCACTTTTAGTTGACATACGAACTACTTTCAAAGAAGCGAATATTGAGAGAGGTTCCTATTTAATTGCAATCAACTTTTTCAAATCTTTCTGGGGAGATTTTACTCAACAAAAAGTATTTGTCAAGGAAATTTCCCCAGATAGAACTGAAATAAAATTTCAAGTAGACAAAAAATATGTCAATGAAATTGGGCAGTTTCAATCTCAGGTATTGGACTTAACCAATTCAAATATACTGAACAATTTGGTTGTCAATTTTGGATTTAACCAAATTCAGAAAGTAATCAATATTAGAGTTGAAAATGAGTTTATCAATGCAAAACTCTATCAACCAATAATTGATGAAGTTGTTGAAAAGGATTTTGCTTGGTTTGATTTTGAAGTTATTGACCCCTATGTTGATAAGGTAGTCCTTGTCCAACCAATTATTGGTGGGAAAGTAAATTATCTTCAAGGTCCCAATTTTGATTTAGATACTAATTTATACAATAGCAATTCGACTCCATTTAAGAGTTGGAATGACATACTTGATTCAGATTTACCAACCAATCAAAGAGTAATTGAGCAAAGTCTATCAGGTTCAAGCATTCCACTAAATGTTGACTATACAAGTTTTGAGAACTTTGTCTTTTATTCAAGCGCAGAAGAAAGGTTAAGAAATCTACATTATAAAGTTTCGAAGATAGAAGAATATAGCGCATCTATTGCAATTCTACAAAACTCAACAGCTAGTCAGACATTCTACATCAGTTCTTCAGTTGACTTAAATCAAAGAAGAATTGACCAAATCACTTCAAACTTTACTCCTTTTGAAAAGTGGGTTTATTACGAGCCCACTCAGAGTCTATTTAGTCACGATATTAGCGGCTCAATAACTCCATGGCCAAAAAGAATTGTCAGTGGTAAGTGGGTAAATTGGCCAATAAGTTCTTCTATTACTACGACTTGGTATAATACTCTTATAACGAGTGCATCGAATTATGATCAAGACAATTATAATCGGTTGTATTGGTCTATTCCTGAGCATATTTACGCAGATCCAGGAAATGCCGATTTTGTTTTATTTGTTGACTTAGTAGGTGAACATTTTGACACGCTGTACGCACACATCAAGGCACTTACCAAAATACACGAGAAAGAAGAACACCCACAAAGAGGAGTTTCGGGAGAACTTCTACCTCACATTGCAGCAAGTTTTGGTTGGCAGTTGCAAAACACTAAGCAACTTTCAGACATTTGGAAATATAAGTTGGGAGTCAATCAAACTGGGCAGTATGAAAATATGGGATCTATGTTTGATATCCCCGGGGAAAGTCAGTCTCACCAAATTTGGCGTAGAATTGTCAACAACTTACCATATCTACTAAAAACGAAGGGAACGTCCAGATCAGTCAAGGCTCTGATGTCGATATACGGAATTCCAAATACCGTAATTTCAATTAAAGAATATGGCGGACCTGCCCCAATTACAGAATTACCAACGTTGATAGAGGATCACTTTGGTTACAGGCTGAAACTAAGTGGTAGTCAATATATTGAAATGAATCGTCGGGTCATTCCGGTAAGCTCGGGATCTTGGAGTGGAGTAACTCGAGTTCCGGATACGATTGAGTTTAGATTTAATACCGAATACTCTGCATCAGTGTCCATGTCAATGTGGGCTATAGAAGATTCGGCGAGTAGAAGTAGAGCAAATAAACTTGAAATCGTCCATTCATCTGCTACGTTTCCCGGAACACAATCTTATTCTGGAAGTCAAACATATGGTTTCCTACGCTATACTGGTGTAATGAGATCAGGTAGCATATTCGTTTCAAGTTCAGTTTCAAGTTCATTTTTACCACTATTCGATGATGATATTTGGACGGTTAGAATCCAAACACCAAACCCACTTATTGATACCAACAAAAGTGGATCTATCATATTTTCTGTTGCGAAGCAAAGTGACAATCTTTATGGTAGAATAAGTCATAGCGCAAGTTTTGCATGGAGTGGCGCTTATGATAGCGCATACCTTTGGGGTGGGTTGAGTGGTAGTGCAAATAATCCACATGTCTTAGTCTTGGGTGGAATAACGGGATCTAATTCAAACCGATTCATAGGCAACGTTCAAGCTTATAAGGAATATTTTGAAGTTCTAAGTGGTAGCAATTTCAATCACCACGTGTTGAATCCTCAGGCATATCACGGAAACAGTGAGACGAGTTCATATTATACACTGTTTAGATATTATCCACTTGGTCTGGATACGCAAAGAACTCAGCACCGAACCTACACTCAAGTAAGTTCAAGTCACCCAAACAGAAGAGCGAGTTTTGATACGACTGCGTCCTTTAAAGGATTCACTCTATCACAATCACTCCAATATGACCAAAGTTATGAAACTCATTACATCTACACCCCATCTTTAGGCGGCAACCTACTAAGAAGTGAAAAAATTAGGCTTGAAGATACAACCCTTGCAAGGGATTTAAGTCCAACGGGTCGATCCGAAAAAAGCGCATTTGACAGAAGTGGATTTGACTCTAATAGACTGGCGATTGTATTTGATGTGAACGACTATGTCAATAGAGATATCTACAATCATACTGGTTATGTCGCATTAGATAACTGGATAGCAGATCCTGCTTATGAGTTTGAGGAAGGTTATAGTGAGTTAAATAGGTTCAGACATCAATATTTCCAAAAATATCAACAACGAAGTGATGTCAATGCACTAATCAGATTGCTTGCAATATATGACTATACTTTCTTTGAACAATGTAAACAGTTAATACCCGGTAGGGCAGATGCAATTCTTGGAATATTAATTGAAGATGATGTACTTCATAGAAACAAAGTCAAATTAACTAAGCGACCGGTTCTAGAAAATCTCACTCACGAGAAAAATTTAGGCGGAATTGCACCAACATCTAGTGGTGAAAACCTATATTACGAGGCTAGCGCAAGTTTTGGGCAGAGGTTGGAAGCGAGATATGATTATCTAACCGGCTCATTGCAACAAAGTTTATATTTGACAGGATCGTCGATCCACCACAGTGGTAGTCGGGATACAATAGGAAAAGATATTGATACTATTCCGACTCGATATTCCGGAAGCCAGACGGTCACCCAATCATACATTGATAATATGAGACCAAATTGCTGTTATAAGAAAGTCATATATCATTACTCAGCATCAGGCACGTTTCCAACGGAATACCAAAGACAATGGCTGTCAGCGGTTAGTAAAAGTTATGGTTGGTATTATAGCAGGAGTCTCGAATGTACATCCTATCAATACCAAGAATCTTGCGCGGTAGAAAACAGAAGTAGATTCGGTGGTACTAAATTGGAAGGGCTTGACATTAATGTTGACAGCCCAAATACAATCGATGGTGGACCTGTGGTAACCATTTGGGAAGTGAATCCGAACAAACTAATTGTGGCAGACAGTCCATTAGGTGGAAATTTAAAAGTTGAATAATATGAAATTAGGTAGATTATTAACTGAAATAAAATTGGATCAGATAAATTATCCTGAATTAATAGATGATTTTGAAATACTTTGGTCTGAATTTGGTGGACCTTCAAATAGGGGATCTGCAGAAAAATTCAATCGAATAGATATTTTATCTAGACTATCTTTGAATTTTAAGACGAAGAATCCACCAATATTATATCGTGGACTTTCTTTTCAACACGGTACTGAGTTTGATGAAAAAAATCTTACAAAATATATTTCAGGGGTTAGGAGTTGGTCGAAAAATAAAACATCTGCGATATATTACACTTGGTCTGGTTGGTCACCTCTGAGAATATTATTGGTTTGGATTAATCCAGAAATTATCGTAGATGGTGACATTTTGAATAAGAAAGCAAAAATGTTAGGAATTAAAGAACCTTTAGACGACAGGGAGTGCATCGCCAATGCACATGGGCGCCGTATATCAAGAATTGAAGTCGACTCTGATACTAAACCTGGTTTCCCATTGTATATTGTAAATATAGAATAACAAAATAACCAAAGAAATGATAATTATACAATATGCCCTATTCAATTGATAAGAAAAACAAATGCGTCTATAAAAAGAATCCTGATGGTACCAGAGGAAAGAAAATAGGTTGTACCAAAGGTTCTTTAAAAGATTATTTGGGAGCACTTCATATGCATGCTGAAGGAAAATTAAGTTTGAAATCAATTTTCAAAGAAATAAAAAGAAAAGATTGTTGTAAAGAGAAATGATAAAGTTAATTACAGAATTTCCAGTTGAGTGTAAGATTTGTGGTAGATCATGTTGCAGTCTTAATTCACTATCAGCGCACTTAATCCAAAGTCATAAAATAAAAAGTAATGACTATGTTATTCAATATTTATTGGATGGAAATCTTCCAAAGTGTAAATGTGGTTGCAATCAACCTGTTTCAATAAATCATTTTTCTCATTCATCATATATCAATCATCACCAAATAAAAACACAATTCGTCGAATTGCCAGAATCAAAAGATGATTGGACACTTCCATGTGATGGTTGTTCAAAGATAATGAAATACACTAACCGAACTTCATATAAAGGGTCTGTAAATAAAAGAAGGAAAAATGGAAAAATATATTGCATATCATGTTCTCAAAAGAATAGAGTTTTTACCGAGGAACAAAAATCCGAAAGATCGAAAAAAGTAAAAAAATGTTGGGAAAATAAAACGCAAGAAGAAATTCTGCAATATAGAAAAAATTTATCAATTGCACAAAAACGTAGGTGGAAAAATGTCACAGATGAGGAATATATAGAACATTGTGCGAAAACATCTGATCGATGGAAGAAACAATCCGCGAAAGAAAAGGAAGAAACTTGCAAGAAAATATCAAATGCTAGAATTAGGTATTTATCAACGGATGATTCGAGGAAGACCTTCAATCCATTTCATAATAAATCCACAATTCCATATATTGAAGACATTCTAAATGTCAAATATGATACGAAATTTAGACACGGTTCGAGTGAAAAGGGAGAATTTAAAATCTATGATCCACTATTGAATACGGTTTATTTTGCCGATGCATATTGTTCAAAACAAAATATTTGGATCGAATTCGATGAAAAATCCCATTTTAAAAGAAATGGAGAATTGAAAGATAAATGTGTATTCAGAGAAAAAAGAATTAGGGAGTTGTTGGATTGTATGTTTTTAAGAATCAAATTTGAAAATTAAATTTTGAAAAATAAATAGGAGAAAAAATAATAATGGCAGGTTATCTTGGAAATCAAAATATAGTTATAGATGCCATACTTACCCGTAAGGGGAGAGAGCTGTTGGCCCGAGGTAGAAATGAATTTAATATTACCCATTTTGCACTTTCTGATACTGAAGTTGATTATTCATTATGGAATCCAGATCATCCTTTGGGATCTGCATATTACGGTATTGTTATTGAAAATATGCCAGTGACTGAGGCCGTCCCGGATGAAACACAAAATATGAAGTATCTTTTGGTCACCCTCCCTCGGAAGACGGTTCGTATTCCAGTCGTATCTGTGGCCCAAACGTCATATACATTGACTGCTGGACAAAGTGTTACAATTACTCCACAGACAACCAATTACACTCAAGGAAATTCAACGTTTGGTTATACGTTTGTCTTGGCAGATAGTGATGTTTGTACAGCAATGATCAATGAAGCAGCCCCTGGGCAACAATTTGCTGGAACTGGAAATATGGTTGCAGCACCACTAAGCGATAGTGAATTGGGACAGGCAGTCACATTAACTGGAAAATCAATTACACTCACGGCGAATATGTTGAATTTGGCCGCTAGATCTACCACATTGACAATATTTGGAAATGAAACTGGTGGTAGAGTAGTTGTAAATATTACAGTTAGAAAAGTTACAACAAATACCACACCAAACGTTCCATTGACGGGTAATGCGCCCATTAGTTTACCATAAAAATAGAGAGATATAGATGTCATTTGTAAAAAAAGGAGTTTCTCCGTCAAGTCTATCAGTGTCGTCCGACATAGGATTAGATTCAAGTCAGATATCAAAATTGCAAGAAAGTGGATATTCAGTCACTCCGATCGGCAATGATTCTTCCGTTCTAAATTCAACAATTAAGACAGAACAACAAGTCTTACCGGGAACATCTATTACCACTTATCAAGATAATGTTGGGAATACCTATATCAAGAGCACGGATAATAAGGTGCATAAGATAGATTTCGAAGGACCAAACCTAAATAATAATTTGGGTGGTGGGGGTGTGATGGCTCCACCAACATTACCTCCGAGTACGCCACAAGCACCAACATTACCACCTGCACCACCTGGCCTTGGAAGTGGTAAAATATTTCAGAGGTTTGATAGTGATGACATTATTCCAAACCAACAAGAAACGGTTACCAGAGCATTATGGAGTGGTAATGTTGGTAATTTGACTTCATTCTTTACATCTTCGGCCCAAACGTCTACGCAGAAGAGATATTATTATGAAATATTCAATTCAGCATCAGGAGATTGTGGATCTGAAGCACAGTTTTCAGTAGCATGGGGACATAAACAAGGTTCCGGAAGTGCAGATGAAGGTGGACAGATAAATGATACTCCATCTAGGGCAATCTACGGACAGTATAAGCAATTGCTTTTAGATCCCGGAACTGAAAGATTTACTATTAATGGAACTACCACGGATAGCATATATGTTGTCAATATCAACCGAGCAAGAATGCGAGAAAGTATTGATGAGGGTAATATTGAATTGAATCTGCAAAGACTTTCCGGATCACAATGGTTAGCAGGTGGCGGTGCACAAAATGCTTGGACTGGTTCAAATGTTAGATTATTTCCATCACAGGCAGTTTTAAGATTGATTGATGACAGTGATGTAGCAAGTGCGACGATTACAAGTGCAGGAGAAGTTTACAATATCGTATCTGGTACGATAGAAGATGGAATCTACAATAGTGCAGCACCACATTATTATGGGTTGCTTTATAAGCGCCATGGTACTATTGTGTTGGATGGAAATTTGCTTGACAAATCTTGTTCATTCCTAACCGTTACGGGATCTGAAATTCCAGGAGATAATGCTTTTAAACTTCACATGGCAATATCTGGAGCGGCATTATATACTGACACCAGTGGTGATAGGCTCGGATTTCAAGGTAGAAGTTCTGAAAAAGTAAAATCTACTCACTATTTTGTCAGGGTTAAAAATCAAGATTACAACTTTTCAAATAATCCAACATTCGTAACCGGATCCGAAGGCGATTTGGCTGAACCAACTATGATAGGAGATCCTACGGTATATGTAACATCGGTGGGACTTTTCAACGATGCAAAAGAATTATTGGCAGTTGCCAAAACAAGTAAACCGTTAAAGAAGAAATTCAACTCAGAAATGTTGTTAAAAATTCGTTTGGATTTTTAAAACAAAATATAGGAAAATTACATGACAAAAAAACAATTAACAGAAATTATTAAAAGAGTGATTAAAGAAGAATGTCGAAAAAAATTGTCTGAAGATATTAACGAATCATCCTGGATAGCAGTTGTTTGGGAATCTGGATCATCTATGCCAGAACCTATAGCGTTTCTCGTATCACAAAGAGAACAAGCATTGACTGGAATTCCACAGGGAGAATTGGCTGATTTATTACAAGATAAACTTAGAATAACAATAGATCCTAATGATTTTGAATTAGAGTCTCCAATGACACTTGCGGAGTTTCAAGAAGAATATGAAAATTCACAAAATCCTAATAGAATCAATATTCGAAATTATCCTCATATTAAAATGAACTGATATGCCATTATCAATCCAAGGTACCTGGTCAGTTCAGGTCGTACTTAAAAATGCTGCATTAGATCAGCGATTTATTATCACCGGAGCAACAAGTGGTAATGGGATCTATCTAGGTCAACCTGGAGTAGGTCCATTCACTGTGACTGGTCAAAACTGGATGATCAACGTTCAAGCAGATGGTGAGGCGAATGGTCAACCCGGCACTTGGATTAACTCGGAGTTAAGAAAAACTCCAACCCAAGTCATAAGCAACAACTATGTCTTTGAAGTTGAAAGTGAAGACTATATTCAAGACTATAACTGGACAGATTTGGTTTTGAGGTTCACTCAACCAATTCCACCAACACCACCCCCGGTTATTCCACCGCCTCCAACACCTACTCCACAACCGACCCCATCTCCAATTCCAATCCCAGAACCGGTTCCAGTACCACAGCCACCAAAACCTCCAGTTACATTGGCACCTGGAAAAGTTTTTACACTAATCAAGGATGAGGACAAATTACCAAGACAGCGGATTGTAACGACTCATGGTATTTGGATAGATGCAACTGGAAGTATGATTGGTAATATGATTACCTACCATACCTGTTCAACCGAGTTGAGTTCGAGTTATAGGAGAACCATATACCAAACACCTTGTGACAGTCATTGTCAACCAGAACCTCATTTTACGATTGCATACGGTAATGATGCCGGAAGTGGTAGTAGAGATTTGGGCGGATATGATTGGTTAACTCCATCAAATGCAATATATGGTCAATATCGTAGTCTATGTTTAGATTCCGGAGTCAGAAGGTTTACTATTGGTACCAAAGAAATCAATCACTTCTATGCTATCAATATCCATCGTGACAAATTTGGAGATAGGTTTGATGAAGGAAATTTTGAACTAAATCTACATCATTTATCAGGTTCTCAATTCTTAGCAGGAAATGGTAATAGAAATGCTCACACTGGTTCAAATGTTAGATTAGGTAGCACGACTGTACTAAGATTGGTGGATGATTCCAAATTAGATCTTGGAACTTTGTCACAAGCCGCGTATTCTGGGTTCTACCGCGATATCTCGGGTTCACTCGTACATATGACTACCCAAGCCGGCGAAGTTAACTACGTCGTTTCTGGTACGTTAGAAGACGGGGTCTATAATCCAACTCAACCGCATGTCTATGGTTTAATGTACCCTAGATTAGGTACGATAATTATAGATGCCGATATGTTGGATTTGAGTGCAAGTTTTCTAACGGTAACGGGAAGTGATGTGGCCGGAGACAATGCAATGAAAATGTTTACTGCTATGTCAGGTGCAGCATTAAGAACTGATTTGAGTGGTGATTATTTGGGATTTCAGGCAAGGAAGGTAAAATACACTTATCAGGAAGGATATTTTATTAGAGTCAAAAACCAAGATTATAACTTTTCAAATAATCCGTCGTATGTAACTGGAAGTGAAGGTGATATTGTTACTGATTTTTACGATAATCCTCAGGTTTACATAACACAAATCGGACTCTATAATCCAAATCATGAACTATTAGCAGTGGCAAAGGTAAGTAAACCAATCTATAAAAACTATGTGAATGAAGCGTTGTTCACAGTAAATTTGATTTATAACTGATGAAGAAAGGAAGTTCGATGAAACTGAAAAGAATATTTGAAATGATTGTTAAAGAAGATTACTACGGCAGAGACTCTTCGAAAGATTGGCAGTATGAGGAAATTTCTGATCACCAAGTATCATATTTGGAAGAGAAGATAAATGATAAGTTTGGAAAAGAAAATGTATATTGGTATATCTCATTTATAGACTCATTTCCACCTGCAAGTGATGGATCCAGATTGTTTATTTTCTGCACGACGGACTCGAAACCTAGAAGAAGTATATCTTTTCGGTGTTCGAATATCGAAGGAACAGATTTGGAAGTTGATGGTTCACTAAGCACTCACGAGAGAAATACAAAAACTATTTATCAATCCGAGGGTTAGTATTGAAAAGAATTAGAGAATTGGTTAAACGGGCAATATTAGAAGAATCTGGACAGACAGTTTCTTTCGAAAATTTCGGAGAAGAGGATGCTGTCAAATTTATTAGAAAAATGTTTAGATGATTAATCTTCCAATTGAAATAGGTGATTTAGTTCTCGGCGGCCGCTTCAAGAACAAGAAAATCATAGTCAAAGAAATTGGTTATGACGAATACGGGTCACCTACGATCAATGGAAGAAGTATATTGAAGGTTAGAATACCAAAGTTATATCAAAATAGAAAAGTGAATGAAACTTTGGATCAAAGACAAGTTCGAGTCAGTCTAATTAAAACTGACGCTGGAGATTGGATTCTGTATGATGATTCAAAGGATCAAAATATAGATAGTCAAAGGTTTAAAACTAAAGATGAAGCAAGAGTTTATGCAAACGATCATGCTTACAAAATTATAAACATTCAGGAAAATAGAATGACAGCAAAACAGATGAAAGATAGGATGCTTTCTGGAATTGAAAGTGATGGTTCTGCCTTTGAATTGGGAGGAGCATACGGGAATTATGAATTATGGGCCAATGGTAATCGATTAGAGGCCGGCTCTATGAAGGATGTGTATAATGCATGGATTAAAAATAGGTTCAATCCAAAATATGCAAAAAAAGTTTCAGAATCGAAACTTAGAAAAGAAGGAAATTGGAATAGAACTTTAAAAGTCAAAGTCAAGAAGGAAGGAGACAGATATTACAACTATCTTGTCAAAGAAGATGATGAAGATGAATGCCTAACTCCGGTTGGTTTTGAAACGAAAGAACTTGCCAAACATGCTGCAATGACTAAAGGTTACATTGTAGATGAAAAAATGTATGAAGATGAGCAAGAAACCAGTGAACCTATGAAACCAACAAAACGGGAAAAAACTCCTGGAACAGAAAAACCCAAGGAAGAAAAATTGAGCAAAGGAACTGAATTGAAATTGGAAGGATTGATACGAAAAGTTATCAAAGAAGAAATTTCAAATAATATCTTATGGTCTGGAAATGGTTGGACATTGAAGAAATATAAAAATAAAAAAGGAACTAATTCAATTTCAGTAGAAAATAAATCCGGATTCATTGATTATCCCATAAAATATGATAGTGGGCAGATTGCATATGATTATCCAGAAAAAATTCCGAGTAAAATTAAGAACATGGTTGAAAAATATTACCAATCTATCTTAGAATCTGTTAATAAAGAATTTTTTAAAGAAGAGATAAAAAAAAAGAAAGGTTTAAGTGAGGCAAACCTATCAGATAAACCTGAGTTAGAAGCAAAGGCAAGAAGATATGCTGAATTGGCCCAAAAAATGAAATTGTTAGAAGCAGAGTTAAAGGATATAGAAAAGGAATATACTGGTTTGGATGAAGAGTTTAGGGAAATGTTAGAATCAGTAAGTAAAACAAAAGATACATTTATTCGAGCCGGAAAGTTATTGATTAAGATAGAAAGGGCCGGATACGATAAAACGTCCAAGTCATACAAAACTGGATTTGAATATTTATATGGCAAAGTCAATGGGACGATGAAAGATTTGGCAGATGAAGCACTAAAAATGACTGAAGGTGTAAGTTATGTCAAGTCCAAGATTTCAGTAGTTGAAGAAGGAAGGTTGGTTGAGGGATGGGTGGATAAAATAAAGAATTTCTTGAAGAAATTAACAAACAAAATTTTTGGATTGAACAACAAAGCAAACAAAGAATTGGATGTGTTGGAGAGAGCATTATGACGCCGATACAACTACCACAAGAAATAGTATCTTTGATTAACGAAAGAATCGGAGATGAATATCAAGCCCATTATCTATACACCTGTGCATCAAATTGGTGTAAAGATCAAGGATACTTTAAAGCAGCAAATTTCTATTTTAAGGAATCTCAGAATGAACTTGAACATGCTAAGAAATTGCAAGATTTTCTAACTGATTGGAATTGTAAACCAACAATACCACAAGTTAAAACGAAATTTGATTTTTCCGGATTGGTGGATGTCATAAACAAGTCTTATGAAATAGAATATGATCTTTATCAAAAGTATCAAGAAGCTTCCAAGAAGATATTTATAAAGGACCTTGCGACTTTTGACTTTTTGGGTTGGTTCAGAGACACTCAAAGAACATCAGTAGCAGAATTTGCAGATTTATTAAATGGGTTGGAATTAATTGATGTTGAAGATAAATTCCAAATTTTGTATTTTGAACAGACGTATTTCAATGAATAATGGCCCTACCAAAAGTTTACCATCCTATAAAGAAGCAAGACTTCACATTAAGACCAATTACTGTTCACAAAGAATATGTGATTCAGAAGAGTGTGGATCTATATTCAGGTACCACGCCAATTACTGGTAGTGGTTATAAGTTATGGGAAGCAAGATATTTAGGCGAAAAATTAAAACTTTCATCTAGTACATATTATCCGACCAATTCTTGGGATGGAACTTACCAGAACATAATCTGGAATCAAATTGATGCCCAATACTATCGATATCCATATGATAGATTTGCAACATTGGAGCATTCGAATCCAAGATTTACCTATAAATTTCTTAACTATTCTGCATCTGTCATTTCTGTTCCCGAAATGGACTTTGGTGAAATGATTAAACCAGGTTCGGTGGAAGTGACATGCTCCGAGTTAGCAATTAACTTGAAAGACGATGGTAATGGGAATCTTTATGATGTCAGTATTTACTTAACTTCGAGTTTTGCGGATTCTAAGAATATAGTTGCGTATTTAGGGTTTAATGAGGCTTTTAGAGGTTTGAAGTTGCCAGGATCAGATGTGTATTGGATATCAGGTAATAAACCAATTTCATATACATCTAAAGTTTTCGACGTGGATAAACCATGCATTGCAAAAAATATTAAACTTCATGAAAGATATGATTTTTCAGCAGGAAGTCCATGTGGATTATTTGGAATATTTTCAAGTTCTTCTGTAATGATTCCAAATAGAAATGAATTCAACTTTACCAAAAATGATGATTTTACTATATCATTCTGGATATATTTTGTTGATACTGATAGCACATGCTCTATCATTACCAAACGTGGAACCGTGATGCAGCAAACGTTGGGGCCATCGAATAAAATCAATTCAAATGATATGGTTGTCCAAGATTACATATTTTCAGCTTCATATGTTGATAAGCCAATTGATGTATATCCATATGATTTCCAATTATATGATTATACCAAGATTAGGTTCAAGAGAAGCGATGGTATCAATTCGGTTACGTTAGATTTAATTCCAGACAATGATGCCTGGAATCACATCGCATTAGTTAAAACCGGATCTCAATATCAATTTTATCATAATGGCGTTTTGTCTACATCAGCAAGTAATTACAACTTAGGCCATTGCAATAATGATTATTCTATTATGATTGGGGCATTGAATCAATCATTTAGACAACCATTCAGTGGCTTTTTGGATGAAATTAGGTTTTATAATAAAGGACTTTCGCAATCAAATATTCAGACGTTGTCATACATTCCAGATCAGTCTGCATATCAGACGAATGTAGTCGGTAATGTATTCTATAGATCAGGTAAAATCGTTTTTGGTGGAATCAATACTGAATATTCAAAGATAATTGATAATGAATTTATCTTAAAATTTAAAGGTACTCATACCATATACCAATATGAGACATTGGTGAGAATTCCAAAGGGAAGTTTTAATCTTAGTCAAAACCCAACAATGCTCCAAAATCCCTATACTGATTTGATAATCAATGATGCAACTGGAAGTCTTGAAGATGGTGCATTGTTTCCTTACGCCACGCAGGTAGGTTTGTATAATGATAAAGGAGAAATGATGGCAGTTGCTAAATTGAGTCAACCGTTGCAAATGCGGGACGATGTGGACATATCAATTTTAATAAAATTTGACGGATAATATATGAATTACCAAAAGATCTATGATGACATCTGTAAACGAGGTCAAGAAAGAATACTTCCTAAGGAAGTCTATACAGAAAAACATCACATCATCCCGAAATGCTTGGGTGGAAATAATGAAAAGTCAAATCTAACTGTTTTAACTGCTAGAGAACATTTCTTAGTTCATTATATTTTAGCAGAAAAATTGTATCCAACTCATTATGGATTATATCATGCATTATATTTAATGTGTCATACTGAATCTATATATCAAATCAGGCATAAGCCTTCTGCAAAAACATATGAAAAGATTCGACATAATGCAATGTCATTAATGTCTGAACACAAACGAATGAATCCTTCTCGCGGAGAAAAGAATGGTATGTTTGGAAAAAAACATTCAGAAGAAGCTAAGAAAAAAATGAGTGAAAGTAGTAAAGGCAGACCTGGCAAACGAGATTTAAAACATACTGACGAGTCTAAGAAAAAAATGAGTGAGACAAGAAAGGAAAGATCTGCAGAAGGAAAATATAGAGATAGTGGAATTGGAAAACACAAACGAACTCCAGAAAATAAGAAAAAGTTATCAGAATCTATCAAAAAGGGATATGAAAATGGTAGAGTTCCGTCATTTTTAAATAAAAAACATTCGGAAGAAACTAAGAAAAAATTTAAAGAACAGCGGTTTGAAACTCAAACTGGAGATAACAATCACAATGCTAGAAAAATTCTCCATATAGAAACTGGGCAAGTCTTCGGAAGTAGAAAAAGTGCCCGTGAATTTTTCGGCCTAAGTTCGTATAAATTTATGAAACTATTTAATTTAGGAGAATTTAAAGATCTGAATGGAAGCATATTTGAATATAAGTGCATATCTTCAAAACAATAAATCTTTTAATCAAATGGGATGCGTGAATGAATATTACTCGAAATCAACTCAAACAAATAGAAAAGTATGCAGATGCATTGTTTCAAGATCATGGTATAGATATTGAATTTCAAAATCTGTATAAAGGAACCCACTTCTTTGATAGAATCAATGATCCCAGAAACCAATCCCCAATCACATTAACTGATTTAAAATTGCTATTTCACAAAGTTTCTTTAAAGTACGGGGATGAGTTGGGAATGGAAGTTCCGGGTACCGAAGGAGTTTTGAAGGATATGAGAACTGATGTAAATATGCCATTTATTTTAAAGTGGGACTCTAATAATAGGGAATTGGATTTAGTTCCAAAAACCATAATGAAAAAGCGTGGATTTTATTCAAAAGATAGGGAATATAAAGTAGAGAGTAGGATCAAACTCAAGTCGATCTTAGAGCAAATAATATACGAAGTTGGTAACAGATCTGAAGTACCTCCTGGCGCTATATTTAATATTTCTCAATATAAAGGTCACGTCAAGTTTTCATTTTTGCAGGACGAATACACTATCGAAATTCGATTAATAGTAAACGTACCATTATTCGACGAAAATATTATTAAAATTGCGTTGGGCGTTGATTTTTATACAGCGGATGTTAATAATGACATGACCAACAAACACCAGGCTCTAAAATTGATGTCGTATATCGTTGGATCAATTGAGGAGTATTTAATCAAGTTGCAGAAAGAAGAGACTCGTGGAAATTCTCTACAACTGTTATATATCAAATTCAATCCAAAATCAGAGGAACATGAACACACTAAGATAGGAGATGCGATTAATAAGCGAGACCGATTATACAGAATTTATATTGATAGTTTTGCAAACAAATACGGATCCGGTGTGACATTTTCATCAATGGGCGGAATCGTAGCCAAGTTCGATCCTCCTATAATCATAGGGCAACTTAATAAAAAAGATGTGGCAATATAACAATCAATTTGAATTTGAAATTCCGGAAACGGCATTTGGGTTTATTTACCTAATTACTAATCTTTGCTCAAATCGCATATATTTAGGGAAGAAACAACTTTCTTCCAATAGGAAGGCCAAACTAACTAAGAAGGAAAAAAGTCTAACTGAAAACAAAAGAAAGCGATTTAAGCGGGTTATAAAGGAGACTGATTGGAAAGATTATTGGGGAAGCAGTGATGAACTCAAATCAGACGTCGAGAAACTTGGAAAGGAAAATTTCAAGAAGGAGATTCTTTGTTTCTGCAATTCCAAGATGGATTTAAGTTATTGGGAAGTTCATTATCAAGTTCAGTATAAGGTTCTCTTTACAGATTCTTACAACAAAAATATTCTTGGAAAATTCTATAAGGGCAAAATAAATAATTTGGAAATTTAAGAATATTCTTTTAAATTGTGATAGATGTCTGAAAAATTACAATTATTAGAATCTGTTCTTGGTAGAAGTCACAAAGCGAATCGCGATTACTATCAATTTGATTGCCCATTTTGTCACCACTATAAACCTAAATTGGGTGTCAGTCATGGAACTGGAAAGTGGAAATGTTGGGTCTGCAATGCAAACGGACCATCAATTTCAAATCTATTCCACAAATTAGGCACTGACTCTTCACTGCTTAGACAGGCAAAGTCATTATTTTCAGAGAAAGTTAAATATCAAAAAGTAGAAATTTCTAATTTACAATTACCAAAGGAATTTAAACCGTTATGGGTGCAAAATGAAAAAGACTTTTTTTGGAGAAAGGCAAGGAATTATTTGTTGGGTAGAGGAATAACTGAAAAAGATATTGTCAAACATCGAATTGGTTATTGTGATTCTGGTAGATTTGATAATATGGTAATCTTCCCAAATTACAATTCAAATGGGCAGTTGACATTTTTTTCTGGCAGGTCATATTTACCAAATCCAAAATACAAATTTTCAATTCCGGATAACATTGACAAAGATGTGATTCATGATGATGGCTTGGTGAATTGGTCGGACTCTTTGATCTTGGTTGAAAGTAAGTTAGATGCAATCGTGGTTAGGAGAAATGCAATACCGCTAAATGGTAAACAGTTATCAAAGAAATTGATACAAAAAATACTTGACAGTGGAATCGAAACAATTTATTTATGTCTAGATGGAGATGCAGTAAAAGATATAATGCAACACGCCAATTACTTTATAGAACAGGGAATTCAAGTTTATAAAGTAGAACTTCCATATGATCAAGATCCAACTTCTTTGGGGTATGAAAAGGTTTGGGAATATATTAAAAATGCAAAGTTGGTTACGAAGACTGATTTGTTTGAATTTGAATTGCTAAATCGATTGAAATAAACAAAATGCACAAACTATATAAATTGAAACACAGTCCCACCGGTTTATTTTTCACTCCATCTAAGGGATCTGGGAATTTATCAAAGACTGGAAAAATTTACATAAACAGAGTCCCTGATTTGAAATGGGTAGAAACAATTAGAGTCAAATTCTATAATGATAAGATAGACAAAAGGACTGAGATGATTATCGATCACTTTCAGATTGATACGAATCAGAGTAAATATTGTACAGATATGTATGTAAAAACCAGACCGAGTGATTGGGAAATAATTGAATTGCAATGAAATTAATAATCGCTGGTGGTAGATCCTTTAAAGACTACCAATTACTCAAATCAGAAGTCATGAGTTTTATTGTAAACAATGCACATACCAAAGATATTGAAATCATTTCCGGGAAAGCAATAGGTGCAGATTTGTTAGGAGAAAGATTTGCAACTGAATACAATTTCAAGTTGATAGAAATGCCCGCAGATTGGGATAGATATGGTAAAAGTGCAGGATATATTAGAAACAAAGAAATGGCAAAAATAGCAACCCATTGTATTTGTTTTTGGGATGGTGAAAGTAAAGGAACAAAGCACATGATTGATTTGGCAAATACATTTAATCTGATAACAAAAGTAATTAGATATGATTGAAGAATGCGTAAATATGGATGATTTCGAACAACCCGAAACCGAGTTATGTCCCAAATGTAAAAGAAATGAAAAGGAATCGCCACACACTTGTCCATATCAAGTCGATGTGAATAACGATAGAGAATTTACATGCAATTGCTGTAATAAATGCGAGCATGAGTGCGCCATGGATATATGACAAAACATAGAAAAGTCCTAAATCTAATATCGGTTGTTAGAGAAAGTCACTCAAAGATGGTTGATATTTTTACGTTGGGATCGTGTTTAAACTTTCATTTAATCTTAAAGACGGTATATCCAGAAGCAAAACCGTTATACAACATAGACCACGTCGTTACCCAAATAGATGGAAAGTGTTATGATATAACAGGTTGTATAAGTTGTAAAGGTTATTCAAAATTTTCAGAACACTACGATAAAAAAAGAATTAGTAGAGCATTTTCACAAATGCTGAAATTTGAGCATGGTATCTAAGATTTTTCACGTGAGTGACGTTCATATTCGCCTTTATAAACGTCACAAAGAGTACGAACAGGTTTTTAAACGATTATTCCAGTACATAGAAGAAACCAAAGATGAGAATTCTATAATTTTCTTAGGTGGAGATATTGTTCATTCAAAAACGGACATGTCTCCGGAATTGATTAAAGTCACATCAAACTTTTTGAAGCGATGCGCAGATATATTGCCGACGATTCTAATTTGCGGAAACCACGACACCAATCTAAACAACTCGCATAGACTAGATGCATTAACTCCAATCGTCGAATCTATAAATCATCCCAATCTTCAATATTGGAAAGATAGCGGCGTGTACAAATTCAATGGGGTATCCTTTTCAGTTTTTTCTGTATTTGATACTCCTGATAAGTGGATACTGGCGAAGGACATCAAAGCAAAATACAAGATAGCATTACATCACGGGCCGATTTGGGGATCAAGGACCGATCTGATTACACTTGAAGCGGGAACAAAGATTGATCTGTTTGACGGATTTGACTTGGGATTGCTAGGAGACATTCACTCATGGCAGTTCCTAAATGACGAGAAAACTATTGGTTATTCGAGTTCTTTAATTCAACAGAACTACGGAGAAAGTCTGGATGGGCATGGATTGTTGGTGTGGGATGTCAAGAGCAAAAAAGCCAAGTTCGCCGATATCAAAAATGATTTTGGATACTATACATTCTACCTCATCAATGGAAAGTGTGAAATTCCACCACAACTGCCGAAGAATTTGAGATGTCGAATCAAATACGAAAACACCTCAAATGATGAGTTGGAGCAATTTATATCAACTGTTGGTAAGAAATGCAAAATAGTAGAAGTAATTAAACAAAAGGTTTCTACCAACTCAACATCGTTGCAAAACAAGTTGATTGGAAATTCTCGGGAAATATCGTACCAGAACCAAGTAATCACTGAATATTTATCATCTACAACTGACATAACAAAAGATGAACTTGAAGAAGTATGTCAATTAAATCACGAAACCAACAAACAACTGACGGTTCAAAACGTCAGTAGAAATGTAATTTGGAAACCAGTTAAACTGGAATTTTCAAATATGTTTTCGTATGGAGACAACAATGTAATTGACTTCACGAATTTCCATGGAATACAAGGAATTTCAGGGGCAAATGCGGGAGGAAAGTCTTCAATATTTGATATTCTGTGCTTTGTGATATATGACAAGTCAACTCGTGCATTTAAATCCAGCCATATATTGAACAATGAAAAGGACTCGTTCTATTGCAAAGTTCAAATTGAACTAAATGGACAGGACTATTTTATAGAAAGAATCGGAACTAAGATGAGTAACGGTTCAGTTCGAGTAGATGTTAATTTTTGGACAATAGATGGCGCTGATAGAATTTCTTTGAATGGTGAAGATCGAGACAAGACAAATTATTCCATACGTGAGTATTTTGGACTGTATGATGACTTTGTCATGACGGCGCTGTCATCTCAATATGATAATCAGAACTTTGTAGAAAAAAGTCAAAGAGATCGCAAAGATTTGTTGTATAAGTTTCTAGATATCAACATATATGATGAATTATATAAAATTTCAAAGGAAAACTCTAGAGAGTTTCAAGTTTTAATTAGAGAGTTTGAAAAGGATGACGTTCGAACTAGATCGTCAACACTCTATCAGTTAATTGAAAATCTTGAAATTGGAATAACCGCCACGGAAGTTGAACTAAGAGGTTATCAAAGTAGGTTGCGAGAGTGTAACAATGAACTCGCAGCGCTGAATAAAAGTTATATTCCAATCGAGGAAAACTTGGATTTAACAATAATCAACAATGATATCGAAAAATGTTCGAATGAATTAGTGGATTGTGTGGTCAATCTCAAAGAAATTGATTTTGAAATCACAAAACTTGATGAGGAGAAGGCGTCAATTGAAAATTCTATTGATTTCACCGAAGATATAAAAAATCCACAGAGCGACTATCTATCTATCCAAAACGATATATCAAATGCTGAGAAAAAAATAGAAAAGATTAGAAATGAACTTCGAACGTGTAGGCAAAAAGAAGAGCATCTATCTAAACACCGATACGATCCAAATTGTGAATTTTGCATTGACAATGATTTTGTTAAAGATGCCATACAAGCGATTGAAAAAATTCCAAGTATAGAAGTTGATATATCTTCCAACGAGTCTTTGATTGAAGCACTCCGAATTCAATCATCCTTATTATATGGCAAACTAGAACAATACAATATTCGAGTTGAAATTGAACGAAAACTTCAACTAATTGTAAGTCAACTGTCAAATTATTCTGAAAAGAAAAATGCATTGATTTTTAAAGGAAAATCAATCAAAGAACAGTTGAAAAACTTGGATAGGAAGAAAAATCAATATTATGAACAACAAACCATCGTTGATAGAAACAAGGCGATAATCGACGACATAAAAAAAGTCAAAGATGAAATTCATGTCTTGGAAAAAGACATTGAGGCACTGTCCCAGAAGCATAAGGTACAATTTGGAGAGATAGAGCGCAAAAGAAAAGAATATGAGGAATGCAATTCTAAACTCGACAAATACTTACAATATATCAAAAAGTATAGAATCTACGAATTGTATCTTCAAGCATTGTCTCGAGAGGGCGTGCCTTACAAAATTCTAGAGTCTGTACTACCAGTAATTGAGAATGAAGTAAACGTCATTTTAAGTCAAATTGTCAACTTCACTGTAAGGTTAGAAGCGACAGACGAAAAATATATCCATGCATATATCAACTATGATGGTGTAAATTCGTGGCCTGTTGAACTTTCTTCGGGCATGGAAAGGTTTATACTGTCATTGGCATTTCGTTGTAGCTTAAGCGAAATTACGAGCCTCCCAAAGGCAAATTTCTTGGCGATTGATGAAGGATTTGGGGTATTGGACTCTGAAAATATTCAACAGGTTGGGAAGTTGTTTGCATACCTTAAAACACAATATGACTATCTTTTGATAATTTCGCATATAGAAATGATGAGGGATATGGTAGATAGGCAGTTGGTTGTAGAAAAACAAAATGGATTTAGTAGGATTTTAGGATGATCAAGAAGCAAAGAACTCTTTATGGTTTATCAAAATGGAAATATCTCTATCAAGAAGTTGATAGGAGTACAGTATTTTCATTGGCCGACTTGCCAAGTTCTTTCAAAGTCGGTAAGAACTCATTCAAAATTCTTGCAAGTAGAGATAAATTGGTTAAAAACAGCGAGGTCTATATTGATATTATAGATTCAAATGACCAACCAATATATATTGAAATTTCAAATTTAGTCAATAAAGATGGGACTAGAAACATAGTTGTTTATATATATGATGAGACCGCCGCCGGCGATTGTAGGTTGCAAATTGCTGGAACTGTGATCGATCAAAATACCGTATCTCCAAACTATTTATTTCAAACAAAAATTAAAGTCGAAGTTGATAAAACAGTTGACAATGATATCATTTTTAAGGAATTTCCGATAATTAAGTATTCGGAAAGATTGCAACCAGTCCAAAAGAAAGACGGTGGTAGTAGATTGACTATTTTACCAAATTTAACTGGATCAATATCAATTGTTTCAACTACATCTCCAAGACAATTAGCCGAAACGGCGCTTGATGTGGAAACAAATGGTATTCAAACATCAATTAATTCTATTAGCATTTCAAACAATCAAAGTGTTGATTCAATACAAAAAGTTCCGGAATATTTAGATTATTCGGTGTTGGCGTCAAAAAATTATACGTTTGTCAAAGAAATGCAAGGAGGAAAAATTGAATTGAATTCAATTCACTTGCCATATCCACCGGACGTATTGAATCCAGTGCTATTTTTATCGAAGTCATACGTTGGATCTGTAATATCAGTTAAAAACTCAAGTTCAATCGAAATATATCCACCAATAAAATTCGATATTGAGTATATTGATAGAAATGGGGCGTTGAAATATTTTTCAACAAACAAGGTATTTAACCACACGAATTTTACAACTAGTTATTATCAATATCTAGACGTCACGTCGAGTATATCTACCCAATCATTTGTAAGTTTTGATATTTACAATCTAGAACCAGAAATTGGATCCGTGGACTCAATACAAGTGAGTTATAAGCCAATCAATCAATTGGGAGATTTCAAAACTCTTGGCATTTTTAAGATCGGATCATTGAATCTGTTGACGACGACTTCAAGTCTAGAATTTAATAATGAATTGGGCATTGTGGAAAAATCAATCGGCAGTTTTAGAAATGGGATGGTTGATTTTAACAATTATTGGGTAACTCGAAGTTACGGTACGGGCTCAATTGTAGTAGATACACAAAAAATCAAGGTTCAAGAAGGAATTAGAGTATATCAAACCTCTAAGAGGGGAATATCAGATCGTTGGTCATTTCAACCAATATCATCATTTACCAACTACGCTCATGAAAATTCATCATTCCAACTAAAACTAAAAACATACTCGGAGCAGGATGAGGTCTATAAAACTAAACCTCAAGTGGATATTTATATTAGCGGTACTGCTAACATTGAACCTTATTTTTTGGATAATAGAAGACTCGATCATGCACCAATAATAACATCATCATTTGGTACATATATTGGATCACTAACCGAATATCAGGGGAAGACGCTGGAAAAATCATTTGATTTCAAAACCGTTTCTTCAGGAAGTGTTCTTCCCATATTCGTGTTTAGATCCGGAGTTTGGCACATATCTGATGTACAAATCAATCCGCAACAATCTATTGGATATTCCCCCAACCAATTTAGATTCAATATCCCCATAGAAAATATTGAAAAATCAACTGAATTATTATTTAAAGTTGAGTATTTGAATTCCATTGGAAAGACGTCGAATTATAATTCTACGCTGAAGGGAGTCTATTTCAGTGGAAGTTCTATTCCAAATGATAGAATTATTCAAAAAGTTGGAAGTGGTCAAAAAATTACTTATCTTTATACGCAAACCGGTTTTTCTGCTAGTGACCTATCCAGCAATAACATTTCAATCGTGTTTCCAATATTTCAAGATGAAAATGGTAGAATTTATACTGGTAGTCGAGATACGGTTGGCATTTCATATACCGTGCAAGCGACTTTGTTGGGTAGATCTGGCAGCTCCCAGAACCAAAACACTTACATCTGGGCTGGTACGGTACAAGGACGTGGAATTATTTCAAATGTAGATAATTCGGGCGCTCCCTTGATGTTGACTCCAATAGCATTTTCCGGATCAACTAACTTTCTGTTGGGTACATTTGGCGGGAATACCACGTCAAAACCAAATATAGATTCTTGGTTTAGATTTACAGGAACTCAGGTTGATGCTGCAAATGGTTCCGTGAATTTCAGATATACACTTAGAACCGTGACCCCGGAAGTGTGGAATATAGATTTGACTGCAACATGTGATGTATTAAAATATGAAATTTCAAGATAATATCATTGTCGCGTATCCAGGGCGGTTTCAACCATTCGGCCCACACCATTATCAAGTATATTTAAACTTATGCAACCGATTTGGTAAAAAAAATGTGTACATCACTACGAGTGGTAGGGTCGACGAAAAAAGTCCCTTAGACTTTCATGAAAAAAGATTAGTGATTTCAAAGTATGGAATTCCGTTTGCGAATATAGTTCAAACAAAGAGCCCATATAAGCCTATTGAACTATTATGTAAATTCGACGAAAACACCACGTCTTTAATCATTTGTTATGGACAGAAGGATTATAATCGAATCAATTTTATTAGGAGTGATGGATCTTCGTCTTATTATAAGAAATATTATGGTCAAAAAGAGTTAGATTCATTTTCAACATCTGGGTATGCGTATTTGACTCCAAATATATCTATTATCAAAGATGGAAAGGAAATATGTGGTACATATCTTCGAGAAATAGCGGCGACTTTACCATTGGTCGAATTTGAAGAACTATTTGGTTGGTATGATATCAATATCCAAAATTTATTCAAACGCAAATTCGCAAAAGCAATTAGTATAGATTCGATTATTTCAAACAATCGCAAGCACTCAACAAAAATGGAGTTGAAAGATAAAAAATACACCAAACACATCCAGCATCCGTATGAATGTATTGATTTGACATGGTTGGATTTGAATGAGTTTATCCTTGAAACATGTGTTGGCAATCTTCCAGCCAGTCCAAAGTATGATGGTCGAAATTTGCAAATGACTCTTAAAAATGGTAAGGTATATGCAAGTCGAAATAAGGGTCAAATTATCAATCCAATAGATTCAAGTGGAATAAGTGTCATATCAAAAATTCAACATGTAAGCGATGCGTTTTATGATGCATTCATAGCTGTCGAAAAATTGATTCGTACACATTGTGATTCTGAAACTTTCAACAGCGGAAAAACATTTATAAATTTTGAAATCATAGTACCACCATACAACGTGTATTCATACCCAACTAAAATGATTGTATTGCACAATCTGATAACATATGATGAGTTGGGAAACAAAGTTGCGATTGATGAGATCAATTTCAAATATCCACCAACGATTGCAGACTACACTGTCATTGATAGCAAGCCCATTCAATTATCTAGGTTGGTTGATTGGTCTTTATATAAAAACTTTGAATTTTACCTCAATGCACTTAGATTGGAAAATCGAAGCAATTGGAATGATAGTATTGAATTTTTATCAGAATCTGTGAGATATAAACTTCAAATTTTAATACTGTCGGTTGGGAATGCTATCATACAAAATAATAACATTCCATATACTGATTTTCAAAAAAATGATATTAATAACATCATCATTCGTTTAGAAAAAAATATTGATGATATTTATAATAGTGGGGATCTTTCCGACATCTCGAAGTTAGAACATGAAATTAAACGACTTGATGATCTAGGTGGATATGGTAGCATAAATCCAATTGAAGGCTTTGTTTTTAATTGGAAGGGTAGACAACTCAAATTGGTTGGAAGTTTTGCACCATTGAATCAAATATTAGGAATGTTACGATATAAACGATGAAGCAATTAGTTGACAAATTTTCGAATCTTGGGAAGCGACCCAAATTAACCGCTGCGGCCGCCAGACTGCTTAAAAATCAAAATTCCAAACCCATTGAAAATATAGGTAGGTTTGATTTTATGAGTAGATCGGATATAGATAGTTTAATACAAAAAGCCGCCAAAGATTGGTTGTGGGTGTGCAGACTTGGAAAAATCAAAGAAGACATAAAAAATGATTTAATCGGTGATGGATTCAAAGTCGTTGAGGAAATTGATCCACGCGATGGAATCTACACCACAATATTTTGGGAGAATGATAAGTGAATAAAAAGAAATTATTAGAAAATATAGTGAGGAGAATTGTGCGCGAAGAAATCGATCCAAAGGCGTCGGCATCTGCAAATGCATTGCTGCTAATGGACAGGTTGAGAAGCAATCCACAGTTTATGAAAATGAT